GTATTCTTTCAGCCAAGTCGCTGTCGGCTGGTACAGCATAGGTAATTGTGTTTGGTTTAAATGTTAAGTATTCTTCACCAGCAATTTTTTGTGCTTTTAATGTATCAGGTGTAAACATTAAGTCACCTTGCAATACACCTTCTATTCCTAACTTAGGAAAATGTTCTAAAGCTGTTTTCAGTTTAGTACGTAGACTGCTGGCATCTTTGCCCTGTTGGTCAGCATGAAAGCGTTCTATATCTTCTGGTGTTTTGTTTAGCTTTTTAGTTTTACTAAACACACCTTTTGTACCAACAAAAAACTTACCATCTTCTGGATCTGTGCCTGCAATAATAGCTGGTGCTCCGTCCCATTTAATACTTACTACTTCTGGTCCGCCACCTGCTACTCCGCTCATTGCATTTGTTAGTCCGCTGATAAGTTGTATAGCAGTTTCTGCACCTTGTTTCTGTTGTGTAAAAACTAATTCTTCGGCATGCATCAAGTGTGTATTTTTACCACCTGTTGCTTCTTTTAAATTGTGTAAGGCTTTTTGTACCAAACGATCCTGTCGTGGGCCACGCTTCTTTCTGCGTTTCCATCCGGATATAATCTCTTTAACTCGCATTTTTCTTTAACTTCCTTACACCACGTTCAAATATACCCATGTCTTTATTTTTAAGACTAAGCATAAAACGTTTACGGAGATCTGCTTGTGTATTATCTTCAAAATTACTTTCTATATATTCTAGAAGTTGAATTGCACTACCTAGTACATTTTCACTTCTATAGCTTAATATTTGTTCTTTGCTACTCTTAGGAGCAATACTATTAATTTCTTCAAGAATACTACGAGTTTTCTTTTTCATAATTAGTCTCCGATATAGTAGTATTTAGCTACTCTGCCTTTTTGAGTATGCTTCGTAGCCTATCACTACTATTAACTGCATTATCTGTTGTTTCTGGCTGTGGTGAATTATTAACTAATGTACTTTTCTTCTTTAATTGATCGTATATGTTATTAAAACTGGTATCTTCTGACTCTTGTTCGTCTAAATCTGTAATACGCATACTATCAATATTAAACTCTAAGTCTATTTTTTGTCCTACACCATTACTACTACGTGTTTTCATAAACTGTATTTGTATTCTGCCACGTTCACGCATTGCTTTACTACTAAAAATACCAATAACATTGTCTGCTGTTTGTATTTTACTTAAACCACCTGCAATATGCGAATGATCAAACTCAATTTCTTCTACTGCACTTCTGTTTAACTGTGAAGCAGTTGCAAACAAATAATTTCCTTCGACTGCAAAGTTTCTTAGTTCCTCACTTACAAACTTATCCTTAATAAACAAGTCACTTGGTGGTACTTTCTTTTGTGCTGGCATCATTAAGTCCAAATAGTCTACTAATATAGCATCTATTTTCTTGCCACTTTGAACCTCAAACTCTTTTATAAAACTACGCAAGTCATTTACTGTAATGCCGTTTGGTAATTGTACAATTTGTAAACCTGCATTATGTTTTGCGGCCATTTTAACTTTAAGTTCAACATCATCTGCACTTTTTAATACATTACGTGTTGTCATACCGGTTAACATTGCATCAAGTCGCATACTACACAATTCTTCACTAAGTTCTAAACTTACATACAAAGTATTAAAACCCTGACCTGTCCAGTTTAGTGCTAAGTTCTGTAAGAAAATACTTTTACCTGCACCCGAACCACCTGCAAAGATGTTTAGTTCGCCATTGTTAAATCCGCCATACAGTTTTTCATCTATACTTTTCCAACCTGTGCTGGTTCCACCTTTAGCATCTTTAATTGCTTGTAATCTACTTTTTGGATCTGCCCAATAGTCTGTTCCTAAATTTTTGTTTAAACTTATTGCTACTGCTTCTTTAACTAAATGCTCTACTGCACCATATTCGCTTTTGTCCAACATATCTGTACTGGCAAGTATTGCACCTTCCAATCCTTTATGTCTACAAAATGTTTCAAAATCATCTAAGAACCAATCCTTATGTGCTGAACCAGTTTCTCCAATGTTTTGCAATTCCATATTTGTTATTGCTTTAACTTGTTCATGTGTGGGCATTGCTCCATATTCACTGGCATGCTCCTGTATAAACTCTACCGTACTACGCAACGGTCTATCAAAGTATTCAGGCTTTACAATGTTATTAACACGAACAAATAATTCGTGATCATTCATCATAAACTCTAAATACAATTTTTGTAATTCTTGACTATATTCTTTTACTTCCATGTTCACCTACAATATTGTTTCATTAGTACACGTATTTTTGTTGGGCTTGTATGTACATTATCTAATATACTTCTAACTGTAAACATTCTACCATATTGTTGCATTGCATCAACACAATCTTTACAATCTTCCCAAGGCGGAAAACTTACTCCCCAACCTCTCTCTATAGCACGTTGTACTAGTTTTTGTCCTGGCTCGTCCCTATCTGGACAAACTATAACTTCTTTATTTAGACTATCAATGATGTCGGCTTGACGTCTACTGCAAATATTACTTGCTATCGCAACACCACCGGTAACTAACGCATCAAATTGTCCTTCTGTTACTATAGTATAATGTCTTTCACGTTGTGCATCTAAATTAAACACATAATCTTTTTGTTGTTGTAAAAAGTATTTTGGTGTTTCTTTATTAGGTACATCACCTATCCAACGTGCAGTATAACCTACAACTACATTTTTATAATAGAATGGTAATATTATTCTATCTGCAAAGTGTTTAAAATCACTATAATACCAGTTTGCTAGTGTATCTAGCTTTCTGGACGCAAGATATTGTAACGCTTCCTCTATTTTACTGTCGATTGATACTAAGTCTAGTATGCTCTTTGCGTTAGGCGGCAGTTGTACTTCTTTCCAATCTATTTTTACAGTTTCTACTTTTTCTGTTGTTCTTTTGTGTAGACTTTGTAGTTCATCTTCACGCATTAGTTCTAAATTAACACGTTGTATGTCACTTTCGTCTGCACCAAATGTTTTTAGTAAACTGCGTAACTTACCTGTTACTTGCCTACCATTGCTCCAACCAGTTTTAAATCCACAGTTAAAACAATTATATTGAAATGTACCTTCGTCAAAGAAAAAACCGCCTCTGCTACGTGTATCAGCATTTTCGCCATTTTGTATACACATTGGGCAGTTGCCACTAATCCATCCACTAGGAGTACTCTTCCAACCCATTGGAACAGTCTGTCTAACAAACTCTAAAACAACACTCATATATGTATATTATACTCTAATTGTGATTTTGTCAACGGTTCCGGTGTTACTAGCGTCAGCAACATAATAAAAACGAGCTTTATAAAGATTGTGTACAAAGTTTACAGCTCTAACACCTGATGTAGCTGTAGCATAATTTTCATATCCAGTTAATCCATTAGTATCTATTGTAAACCAATCAGATTCGCTAGGTGTTGCTTCAACTGATCCTTGTACATAAATTTTACCTATAAAATTAGTTGTATAAATTGCTACAGTATGCAATCCATCATTTGAACCTTTTAATACACTACCATCTGTTGCACTAGTGTATTGTGGATCTGTTGCACCTGCTCCGCCTGTAAATGAACTTAATGCAACTACAGCCTCTACTATAGGTAATGGGCCATCTCTAACTTCAACTGTCCATTGTCCTTTATGATTTAATTGTGGGCTTAATAAAAACTCTTCGCCTTCGTTGTTTACACTTGTTATTGCCCATTCATACATACCAGAATCTAAATTTGCAATATCACCTGGTTGTAATTTAAATGTAACTCGTGCATCAGTATAACTGTCTATAATAGCATTTTTTGTGACCACTATAGATCTGTCTGATCTTTTAATTAACTTACCCTTTAGGGTAACATTATTAATATCTGCTGTACGCCTACTTTTATCATTGATAACTATTGTTATATGGTTATCAACTCCTTTATGAAAAACGAAAGGCTGATAGGTTGTAGGAGAATTTACCGTAGTACTACGTTTGTAGTAGCGACCATACTGAGCACTACTAGTGTCTTTGTTAAGAGTTGCTTCTCCATTGTTGGTATAAGTAAATGCTGTAACCATACTATTATTTATCGAACATCATGACAGTTATCTCATCACGCTATAAAATGTTACTTGAAAAATTTCCATTCCTTACCATGGTCCGCTATGGTAACGATGAATTCATCGGTATTGTAGGTAATGCAGACGGTACTGTCTTTAACATGTATTGTTGGGACCTTTTAAAGAGTGACAAAGAAAAGTTAAACTTTTTAAAACTTGGAGAAGAATGGTGGTTTGAAACAAATCACACTATACCTATTAATATTTTATTATTAAGCAAATGGAATTTTCAAAGTGTATTAAGAAGTTTAAACAATAAAAATGTTGAAGTAATGTATGGTCCTGTTACTAGTTTTGGAAGTTTAGTAAAAAAGCGAAGTAAACGCAGAAATATCCAACTTCTTAAAAAATACTAGCCTTCACAAAGCAAATTCATATGTACAACTACACTTAATGCATAAGCCATTGCATGAGCCTTCTTAAAGTAATAATTATCGTTTTCTGGTTTTATCCACACTTGGCTCATTATCGTTTGCCACGTCTGTGTTGCTAGATGTCTTTTTGCTGGCCGAATTATCGCTAGTACTGCCGCTAATTGTTCTACCGATGTGGGCTTCAATTGTTTCAATAGTTTGTCGTGTCCGCTTACGTGAAAGACTTGATCTACAAAGTCTTTGTGCTCCAGTAGTTCCCATAGTGGCTCCTTATCCATTAATTCAAATAAATGTTCTTCATTTTTAACGTTTTTATAAATGCTAACATTCAAACAATCTATTTTAAAATAGCCCATATCCTCTGCTGTTTTATAATCTATTGTGCTTAATCCTGTAATTGGATCTTGTGGCATTTCATGAAAGTATACACCTGTGTTATGCTTTTTGCCAGGTTCTATACTTGCAGTAACATAAGGAAATTGATCTAATGCTTTTTGTCTATCAGCAAAGTCAATATCGATATCTGTATTAGCAATCATATTTTTAATACTTTCTCACAGTAATTAATAAACATATTATATTCTCGTTCCATAGTATCTATGCCGTTACTATTAATATATGCACATTCTAGTTTACTACATAAATCTTTTATGTCAAGCTCAAAAAGATCTACAGTTATATCTGGTTCGTATACGTTGCTTATTGCTTCATCTAATGCAACTTGTTTTGCTTTAGCTAAATCATCATCTGTAGCACAAGTTTTCCAACCCCAATGATATGCACATTGCAATTTCCAAAATGGCACACTATCTTCTTTTAAGTAATCTACAAATGTATCGTATATATAATTTTTATACTCAGGATTATTTTGGTGATGATCTAATATATGCATATCCATAGAACGTTTAATATCAGTAATAGGACGTTCTGCATAACATTTCCAATAGTAATCAAAAAGTCGTTGTGTTGGATTAATTAAAATACGAGTAGCAGGTGTTATCCATTTTCCACCAGGCCCCCATCCAGCATAACCAACTCCAAATACACCAGTGTCCACTGAAAATCTTTGCATCAGTTTATTAAGGGATTCAAAATCTCCAGCCTCTTGATGCTTAGTCCATTCTAGTGTCCAATGTTTTTCATCTGTTTCATCTAGTGCATGATTATCCCAAGGATCATTATGTGGATCATTTAAATTTTCAAGTCTTCTACGAAAATTATGTGTTTTATACGAAGGAGAGTTTTCTAATATCCAACCTAATACATTAGCTTCAAAAGAGTAGTAACCAAATACATGTACTAATCCAGCCATTCAGTAACCTGTATCATTTTATGTAGTTTTTCTTTTGCTTCAGTTTCATTTATAGCAGGAACCCAAGCAGTTCCTTCTCCATCGTTAAAATTTGTTCTTTCAATTTCTAGTGTAATATCATTGTCAGAATCTTTGTTCATTTTAAGAACCGCTGGACATTTAAACTTTAGTACATATACCTTAGTTTTTGGCTCCGGGAACTTAACTATATTACTCATACCTGTGCGTCTTCACCATTACCTAATGGAAAACGCAAAGGCTCTCCTGTAACACTATCCCAACGAAAACTACGCCAGGCTTCTTTGTCCATGTCCCACACAACTTGTACTTCTTCATTTACTGCTCGTACTTTCTTTTGTGTAAGTGGATCTTTAGATGGAGGTGGTACATATCCTTCAGCAAGTGTACATCTCATTTTTCTTTTAGTACCATCTTTCTTTGTGAACTCTACTAAAAATTCACTATCAACAAGTCTATCTTTTATCCATTGTTTGGTTGTTTCTTCAATCATAGTCCTGATTCCTTCCATAAATCTTCGGCCCAGCCTACACTAGCCCTGTCATGTCTTGTTTTATGTGTCCAATATTCTGGATCTATAAACTCTGCAATTCTGCTTATTTGTTCATCGCTTAATCTATCTATAATTGCTTGAGCTGAATCGCAAGTATATATTACCCATGGAGATATTTTACCTGTTTGTACCATATGTACAAATCGATTACCTGACACATTTTTAAAGTAATCGCTCCATATACCATCATTTGTTTCTGCCCAATCTTGCATATTTAATATGCTTCTTTCTACACCACGTTCTACTGTTTCACTTTTTAGAAAACGTTTAATCCATAACTCTAAAACACGATCACTATACCAGTCACTTAGTTTTACACTTTCTCTTATAAGAAATTCTACATATTTGTCTGCTGGATCTATTTTATTTTCATCTACATATCTACCAAACTTAACAAAATCTCCGTAGTATTGTGAGTCACAAAATTCACGTATAGACTTATCTTTTGTTGCACCTGTTGCCAATTTATAAAATGTTTGGAATGATCTAAAACCTAATTGCACTTGCTTATCATCACGACATAACCACCTGCGTTTTTTCTCACAGGTATGTGCCGCCAATGTGCTTTCTCTTCTAAAACTTCTCTTACAGTATTCGCATGTAAACATTATTTTAATAGTGCTTTGATCTCTTTTGGCTCCATACCATGTTCTTCAAATAATACTTTCCAATCGTCTTTTGTATTATTTGCAATTAGTAATTCTACTTCAGTATCATTATAATGTGGATACTGTTCTATAATCCATTTTGCAAGTTTACTACCTTTACCAGCACTATGTGGTCTAATCCATGCATGTTGCCTTCGTACTTTACCAGCAGTATGTCCTACAATTTGTAATAGTCGTATTTGCATTTCTGGATGATGTCTAAGTATATTGTAATGTCTATTGCTAAACTCATTTACATATTCTAAATAATGTTCTTGCAATGAAACATCACTACTTTGCAATGCACTCATCCAACGTTGCAATACAAATATACTAAGTTTCTTTAATTCTTCTTCTGTTAAACTAGGATACCAGCTGGTATCACGTGTATCAAGTACTCGCATTTCATTTTGAATACTCATATCTGCCATTAGTGAAACGTTTCCCTTGTTTTAGTTTTATCCGGATTAGTTGTTGTTTCAACCACTGAATCCATTAATGCAAGCCACTCTTCTTCGGATAATTGTTCCTGATACATACGTGAAGCAGTTGCCATTAAACAACCTGCTATTTGCATTGGAGTTGCACCATCTTCAATCTGCCGTATAGTTAAATCCATAATCTCAGTTGATATTTTTAGTAATTCTTTTTCGTCTTCTGTTATTATTTTCATTATATTACACCAATTTGTTTATGTCAAGTACTTCAGGAACCTTGTTTGCATCTTTAACAAAATATGCACAACGAGGTTTTGGTACATCTTCTATAGGTACTGCTAGTATATGTCCATATTTAAGTTTTGGAAAGTACCATTTCATATCTTGGAATACTCCTGTAAACTCTATAGGTAAGTATTCTGCCATATAACCTGCAATAGGATTCATTGTAAATGTAGTAAAGCCTCTGTCATTAATACTAGTTAATGGCATTACTTCTGGATCTCCCATATCTGGGTCTGCTATAACAACACTCCAATCAATTGGCATCATTAATGAACTGTTGCCAATTTTAATTGTAATAGCAGGAGCATTAAAACTTTCTAAAAATACTAAAGGAACAAAGATGTAATCTGCTTGTGCAGGATTTGTATAATCTATAACACAATAGCGAAAGTCATCAATTTGTTCGGGGATATGATCTAATTCATATCCTTCATTATCAATAGTTAAAATCTTCATATATAATCAACTTTCTGCACGTTAAAAGGGTAGTGTGCTTCCCTATAGAACTTCTTTCGTTGTGTAAGATGCCTTTTGCTAAACTTACAACTAGAAGTTATATCCCAAATTTGAATGTGATCTTTGTCTTTAGCTTTACGAATACCACGCCCTATGCTTTGTATTACTCTTACAAAAGACTTACCAGGCTCAATAAGAACAAGATTGAAGATGCGAGGTATATTGATTCCCACCGAGGCGACTCCATAAGTCGCAACAACAACCATATTCGTAGATTCGTTAATTTCAGTATAAGTGTCTTTCCTGTCTGCACTTTTCATTGCTCCTTTCACAAAGGTTGCATTTGGTAGCAGTTCTTGTAGCTTTTCACCACACTTAATGCGATCAACAAGAACTAATGTATTACCATTCTTGCTCATTTCATCTATAAGGCCACTAATATAATTTAGCCTCTTTGGATCTGTTACCAAATATGTTAGCTCACTTTGATAGTTTGGAAAGTCGGCTGTATCTTGCATTTGTATAACATCAATATTACACTCTGCTAATACGCCTTCTTCTTGTAATTCATGTGCAGATAGTTTGTTTATAACTTGTCCTAAACTAGCACGTATGCCAAAAAACTCGTGTTGGTCTTTAGGTATTGTACCTGTTAATCCCCAACGTAATGGAACATTGCTAAATGGTCCTGTTAGTAGTTTCTTTAATACATCTGCTTTTGCTTGGTGAACTTCGTCTACCATAACACATATTACACCTTCTAAAAACTCATTTAAACTAGTTTCGCTTAACCCATCTCTAAAACGTTTTTCCATACTGTTTAAACTCTGCCATGTGCAGATAGTATGTGTTTTATCCAGTTCTTTCTTATCGCCAAAGTATACACCAACATCTAAACCCATGTTATCGTAATCTTCAGCAGTCTGACGCACTAAATCTTTGTTTGGTACTATTACTACAGTTCTGCCATACTGTTCTACACGTTCACTGAGTGATGCAGTAATTAATGTTTTACCTGCACCTGTTGCAATCTCTTGTACACATTGTGGTGTATCTAAAAACTGATTTATAATATCAACTTGGTAATCACGTAGCACAATAGGTTCTCCTTCAATAGGGTGTCCCTTTGGCCATGTTAAATTTGTATATGTATTTTCTTCTACTGCTTCTGTAGCAAAATCTACATGCTGTCTATTATCTTGTAAATCTATTTCATACCCATCTGCTTCAAGCAATGGTAATATTTCATCTAGTAGATTAATATATGTGCTACCACCCATGCTAAAGTATTGTATAGTACCATCCCATCTTCCTAGTTTATAAGCAGGAACATGATATGCATAAGGTAAAAAGAACTTTAGCTTGTCCATACATTTACGCCTGGTACTTGTAGCTAGTCCTTCTACTTTACAATTTACTTCATCTTTAAGTACAATTTTACATTTCATAATAGTAGTTTACACTCTTTCTTCTAATATGTCAAGATTACGTTGCCACCATAATTTTTTTAATTCATTGAATTGATCGTGATCAAGTTTAATAGAGAACCTACGATTTAAGTAATGAAAAAGTCGTTCACTTTCTTTAGTTGAATTCCAAAATTGAAATGGATCTAAACATTTAAAATCCTGATTAGGTAAATGTTTTAAGTGTAAATTTAATTGTTCTGGTGTTATATAAAGGTCACCTTTATTTGTTGTTAGTTTCATATCATGTAACCCTGCACAAAATTTACCTGCTTTTTTATTTGTTGCTATTAGAAAAATAAAAACACTATTCCAATCCTCAAATGATTTAATCATTTGTTGAGTATGCTTTAGATGTTTATATTTTAATATTAGTATCCAGTTTGCATGTTGCCTATGTAAGTTAATAAGTGTATCGTCGGTTGCCCAAGATGGATCTAATTCCATACTAGGAACATGACCTTTATCCTTACTCCAACTTTCATAATTTAAATTAATGTGCTGACCATAAACATTCCATTTGTTTTTGTCATGGTCATAATAAACCTTCTGTGTCACAAAAGGTGTTTGTTGGCTTAGAGCCCACGTTAAGAACTCACCTCCTGCTCCTGGTTGATATACTATGTTTACTACTTTTTTCATATTAATATAAAAGTGGGAAGGAGCCAATTAAGACTCCTCCCCTACGGTCCATTGGAGTGAGAGAGGGCGTAGGTTGGACCGTGACCCTTAGCTGACTACTCGCTTCATGCAAGTAACCTCAACATATCGTTTCCATGTCTTAGGTTGATGTTTCATCAAATCAGCAATCTTTGTTACCATTCGCAAACTAACTTCTCTCAATTTTTCTTTGTTTGCGGCCATGTAATTCATTAATGCAGTTTCCTGCGACTTTTCAAATTTGTAATCCGAAAGCATACCGTCTTTAACCAACTGCTTACACCTTAGGAACTTGTCCCTCATAGTATCAAGTGTAAGATCTAAATAGTGACATCTAGACATAATAGCATCTAGGTGATCTTTAAGTTTACCTCTTGTACCTTCGAACTTTAAGTTTGTAATAAAGATAACCGAACCTTTAAATTCAAATCTATCAGGAATACCTTCACGTCTTAAAAGTGAACTATCTGTATTCCAACTTAGGAACCTATGTTTACTACTATCTAGAGCCGCCTTAAGCAAGTTCAAACTAGTTTCATCATGTAATACTGTATCACAGTCGTCCATAACCAACACAGACCCTTTGTCTGAATTTTCATAAAGAACTTTGTACAAACCAATGGCACTAGAAGCACCTTTAATAACTTGGAAACGATCTCGTTTACCAGCCATTTTATCGAACATTCTGTTTTCGTTAAGCACTTGCTCAACACCAAATGATTTACCAACACCTGGAGGTCCAGTAACAACCATACCTCTAACAACACCATCAACTGATGCTTGTGTCATATCATTTAAGATATCAAATCGTTCACGTAAACGTTTGATAATTTGAACATCTGTTTCTACAGGCTTTTCGGCCTTCTTAACACTTACTTTTGTATTTTTGGAAATTTTTAATTTAGTAGCCATGTGTCTCACTCCTTGACTTGTTTTTATTACCTACACTATTATAATACGACAGGGTGCATAAAAGGTCAACCTTTTATTTCCTCTATTTTCATATAATTTAACATTGTTTCTTTACAATTAGTGTATTTGCTAATTTCATGTCCTTTAATTCTAGCATTAATGCTTATTACTTTACCATCCATAACTTTTGTTAGATCTGGATCTTTATTCCAGAAAAACTTAACAATATGTTTATCATCATAAACTGTGGTTACAATAAAGTTACCAAAGTTTCGTAGATATTTGATATCGATTACCTTTAAATCCATTGATATTCTACCACTTACTTTACCTACATACTCACTAGTACGTTTATATTTTGACATCATATCTGAAAATTCTTCACGTTTTTGATCAACACCAAAACTTTTAGGTAAACTGGCGGCAACACTAACACCAAATTTATCTACTGTAGAATTCATTATAAATCCTGCAACTCTATCTTCAAATCCATTTAGTTGATCACTAAGTTTTTTGAAAGTCAAACTCTGTTGAAAATGTTCAGTGATTTCTTTTGCACGATCACTAATAGTTGGATCAGTTTCAACTAATTTTAAACAAGCCGAAGCATGTTTATCTTTTGCTTGATTATTGTCTAACATAAAACCAATAACAGTTTTGTTATCGTGGTGTCTAGTTTCTTTTTCTTGATCATACCAACCATTACCACTGCTAATAAAACCTTGATAATCAGTAACTGCAACGGCATATTGCATTACAGTAGTAATATCGTATTGTGCTTTAGGCTTAGCCATTTGATTCTTGCTCCATGTATTCTTCTAATTTTGCAACTTCTGCTTTTTTGTTATTAAGCATTGTTTCTAGCGAACTCATTGCCATTCGCTTTTCATCACTTGCACCTTCATCTAATGCTATTAGTGCATTTTCTAAAACATTAATATCTTCAAATAGTTCTACCATTTTATATATCCCAACAATTTTTAACTTTTCTATAGTTGATTGCGTCTATACAACCCATTCTGTCCTTCATACCCAACGGACCTTTTTCCTTCATAAACATTTTCATTACTTTTTCCTTAGAAGACTTTTTAGTTTGACCTACTGTTCTAAGTGTATAAGTTTTACGTCTTCCTTGAAGTGGTGTAACGTATGTAAATGTTAATTTTGTTTCTATCATAATAGTCTTTCTTTTGTTATACTATTATAGTAAGACATCTTGCTATAGATGTCAACCTTTTTTTGGAAAAACCCATTTTACAATAGTAAATGTTGGGTCATTGGTTTTAAAAATTGCGATTGGACCAACTGTTTTGGCCGCTTTTTTTGCTTGTTTCTCTGCATCAGCTAGAGTTAAACCACTGCGGATAGTTCCTATTTTATCAGAAAACACATCAAACATTATCTTGTCTCCTTATTATATACATTGTATGCATCAATTGTACTACATTTTACTGCATACGGATTACGAACTATAAAAATTAATAATTCTTCAAAAGTCATACCTAAAAATTCTGCTTCTTTTTTAAGAACAGTTGTTGCACCTTTTAATCTCATTATGCTACTTCCTTCCAACCAACACTGGCACAAACAAACTGGTTCCCAGTTTCATCTTCAATAATATCAGCAACACTTACTGAATGCATTGGAGCCAATCTCTCAATGTTTTCTTCAGGACCAATGTTACCTACTTCAAACACTTTTTCTAAACCGTCAGCAGTAATGTTAGATACGTGTGTATACCAACCATTATCCATTGCAGTTTTTGCTAATGAACCTACATCTTCAGCAAAAGACATATCCAACTTGGCCATATGCTTAGGAACACTATCATGTCCTTCTGCATTTACTTTATTGTATTCAGCTTCAGTTAGATGTATTTGGAAAACTTTAAATTTCATTACGACCTCTTTTTGTTAACTTATACTAATAGTATAAGACATCTTGGTGTAATGGTCAACCTCTTTTTTTAAAGAGTTACGTCTTCTAAGCCAGCCGCTCTAATTTTTGTGATATTATTAAGTTGAAATTGTTTAGCATCTAATGCTTTTATTAAACCTAGATACTTGTTACGAACTAATGCAAATTCATTTACTAAATGTTGTAAATCTATTACATCAGAATCCCCTTCTGCAAACTTTTCAGCATCTCTGCTACTTAATGCACGGTTGTAACTTTCTATATATGTACGGAATTTTTTACTTTTGAGCTTACGTAACTCAATATTAAGAAACTCCAGTATTGCTTCAACTTCTTGTAGTTGATTGAATCTATGTTCAACAATGCCTGGGATTTCTCTACTATTTTTTTCTAAGTTACCTTTAAGACTGCATTCAGGCCTAGCTTGATCTAGTTCAGTATTATAACTATCTATTGCTTCGGGTAACTTACTTAGGTCTTTTGTGAGTGTATTAAACCAACTACTCATCCCATTCTTCTTCGAGCCATTCGTCCTCGTCGTCCTCTGTTTCCTCAAACTCTGCTACTAAATTTAAAGCACGATCAAGGTAATTGTCAAGTCCATAAAACTCTTCATAGATATTATCTATATCAAGTCCGCTACCGAGAAGGGTTTGTACAAACCCTTCGGCGGCGTCATTTTTATCTTTAGTGGCTATATGTTGTTTAAGTGAACTCCATACTTCAACTAAAATTTCACTCTCGTTCGTCGATAATCTCATCTACTGGTATCTCCTGTAATGGCTGTTCGCTTGATTCAGGTTCAGGTAAGTCCTTTGTGCCCCATTCGTCCATTATTAACTGTAATTTATCTCCTGTCCATTGTTTTCTGAAATAACTATGAACTTCGCCAGTTGCAGGACTTGTGTATGCCAATTTATTACCAGTTTTAGTAAGAATTCCAATGGATTCACATAACTCAACAAAACCACTGTATGGATTCATACCAGTTTCATATGGAATCTTAATTTGCACACTTTCAAAAGGTTTAGCAAAACGAGTTTTCATTACCTTACAGGCGGCTCTAATACCTTGTACTGTAGATACTTTGTTACCATCTAAATCTTCTTTAAGTTTAAGTTTTCGCATTGCAACAACAATACTACTTGCATAGATAAAGCCTTGTCCACCTGATATTTTATCATCTGGATCAAACATATCCTGTGATGCATAAGTGTGGTTTGTTGCTACTAATCCAATGTTATAATCACCAAACATGTTTACACAATTTCTAACTAAGGCTGTTAGTGCTTTAGGTTTACGACCCATATCACCTTTCATATCGCCTTTAGTAAACTGATCAACATCTGTAGGTGTTAACATCATACCTAAACTATCTACTACAAATAATACTTTAGGTCGATCTGCTTCATCTTTATCAGCATAATCTGCTTTATACTCTTTAGTAAAATCACTAATAACTTTAGCAACATCATCAATCATTGCTACGTTTAGTTTCATTAGTTTATCTTCACTAGTATCTACGTTTAAAGCAGTTAGCCATTTTTCGTCTAATGCATTTTCACTATCAATTAGAATACAAAAAATATCTTGTTTTTGTGCTTCTCTTATTAAGTTACCACTGCATATAAAACTTTTACCAGCACCCGATTCTCCAGCGAATACTGTTACTTTACCTAGTGGTACACCTTTATGAAAGTCACCACTTATAAGTTTGTTTAGTGTATAATTACCTGTTGAAATCCATGTATCAGGATCTCTAAATCCACTACTGAGTCCAGGCACACTCTTTGTAATACTTTTGCGGAATTTGCTTACGTCAAAAGGTTTTGCCATATTTGTCTCCTCTAATAAGGCAAAGGGACTTTCGCCCCTCTGCTATTGTTTATCAAATTAATCGCTTTTTCTAGCTCTTATTTTAGCTAAGATATCCTGAGCACTTGGCTTATCGCCATCAGCAGTTGCTGGTGCAGGCTCTGGAGCAGGTGCCGGTGTTACTGCTTCTGCTACTGGTTCCGGTGTTGGTGCCGGTGTAGCTTCTGGTTGAGGAGTCGGTGCAGGTGCAGGTGTTGCACTTACTGGGGTTGCCGTTGTTCCACCTTTTGGTGCTGGCATTCCCATAGGACGATAAAATTGTCCAAACTCTTCTGGATCATAAAGTTGACCGTCAACTGATGCTTCAAACATACGTTTGATGCCATCAATTTGCTCAGCACTTGGCCTTGCAGGCATAAAGTCATTTAGATTATGCAAACCATTTGCTTCAATAGCATCTAGTTCGTTTTGATCTAAACTACGTTCACGTCTGGACCAGTTACTGGTACTATAGTCAGCATATTGACCTTTTGTAGTTTTATGAATTTTAAAGTCTGTGCCTTCGTTAGCATCTGTTGGTAGAGCCGGGAAGTCCGGATCCATCAATGCTTGTTTAATAATATTAAAGATTTGCGGACCCATAATAAACCTTCGAATTGGATTCTCTGGTGATGCGTCTTCTTGCAGATCACTGTTAACTACAAAGCCTTGAAAAATATAAGAACGTTTCTTCCAATACTTCCTACCCATGTCTTCAAGACTTGGATCTTTAAACCATGCACGTACTTCTTGCAGTACTGGACAAGAACCAGTTGGTTCCCACATTTCCATGCAAGGTACATTTACTGTAACTCGTTTGCTATCAGCTTGACCTTTAATGCCAGCAAAATCCAAACGAATCATTTGACGTTCACGCCAAAAGAAATCGTTGGTAGTATCACCATCGTTTAAAAATCTAACTGTTGCGGAAGTATTTTCTGCTAAGTTCCAGAAAGGAAATATTGCGTTATCTCCACCTGAGGATCTGGAATTTCCTGTATTTTCTTGTGCAAGTAGCTTTGCACGAATTTCTGCCAATGTTGCCATAATGTTTTCTCCTATATGTGCCTAATGTATTGCCAATTTGTTTGACTATAATTACTCAGTATACAGCCAAACAACAAATAAGTCAAGTAAAATTTAAAACTTTGGTATAAAAATCTCAAATGACTCTTCAAGTGATTCAACTGCTTGTTCCTGCATACCTGGACCAGTCTCAACTGATACTGATTCCATTGTAGCACTTTTATACAAATAGTCAAGTACTTTCTTTACACCCATAATAAGTTTTGGATGCATATTGTGAACATCATCGCTTATTCTAGCAAGATGGTTGCTCACTTTATCGTCTGTAGTACGTTGGGCTAGGTAACCTGCCATTGCACTAATCTTTGCGACGATACCATTTGCTCCTCCCCATTTAGATGGGTCTTGAGCTTCTGGATTAGCTGGATCATCAACTTCAACGCCGTTGAATCCAATGTTCTTCTTGTCTTGTATATATCTAGCTAAAGCGATAGCATTCTCTCTTGCTTCAGCTTTTATATCTCCTTCTTTCATCAAACGTGTAACTACACCTAATGCATCATTAAGACCTTCGTCAAAATGTTTTGCTGTAAAACGTTCACGCATCTTATTAACTTTAGCAGGTGATATTGTTTCTTTTTTGTTTTGATATTCACAGGAACATGCTTCGTAATATGCACTTGATTGTAACTTTTTCATATGTTCACGAATTTTGTTTTTCTGTTCTTTTACTGATTCTATTATATCATCATTGCCTTCTAGTAATCCGTTTTTATTAACCCAACGTTCAAACTTATATAAATCTCCAAGTTCTTTACTTTGTTCAATTATGTGTTGACCAAAGTCATCATATGGATTTCCGCCTTCTTTAACATGTCGTAGCATTGCTCTAGCACCAGCTAAATGATTATGTGGATATTGAAATCTTTCACCCGCACTATTCTCAAGGTAAATTGCATGGATGTTTCTACTTCTACTGCCACGTACTTCTTCATCTACGGGTTTTTTATGTTTAATAATAATCTTACTGTCTTGAAGATTTTGATAACTTGTTTTGGTATATCCGTATGGCTTACCATAACTTTCCATTGTGTTTTGTTGCATAGCTACTGTTCCTTGATAAGCGAAGTCCTTGGGTTCTATTTGTTTACTAAACTTTTGTAGGCTAAACTCAATTAAGTTTTTATGTGCTATCGCTTTTAAGCCTGCAAATAGTTTTCTAAATTCTTGTATAGGACGTTCTCCACCATAGCTAACACGGATTTCTGACTTGGATTCATTAGTATCGAAGTGAACCATTACTTTACTATCTTTAAGATAAAAACGCTTTGCTTGTGCAGAATCTAATGTACTTTCGCCCTCTTGAGTGAATAGTACAACATCTTCACCAAATGCTTTTATAAAATCAAAAATCTTATCTGCTATAATGTTTTCCATAATAGTATTTATACTCTTTAGATCATTCCTATAGGCATTGGCATCCTAACATCTTCGTTTTCTTCACTTGGGCCAATATCATTTAGCATGTTGAATGCATTTTCATCAAATTTAACTGCACTCTGTATCATACGTGTACACAGTATCGTTGCCATTACCAAATCATCAGTTTCGCCATCTTTGGCCGCATAAGTGTTGCCACGTGCTACAAATACTTTTATTTCACGTATTAGGTTTTTACTGCGAACTTTCATATGATCTGTTTCAATCCATTGTTTAAATTTAGCACATGAGCTTAGTTTTGTCCTGTGTGTTGTTGTAAACCCTTTTCTAAACCTACGCACATTGCCTGCCTTTTTAGGTTCGCTTAAAAATGTGCCAGGAAATTTGTCTTCACCAAATTCGTTTATAGCCACAAGAGCGGCCTCTCCAAGTGTATTATTTTCAACTGACCAATATATTTCTCCAACACCTTGATCATTGATGTAATTTATAATATCAAACATTATACGAATTTGTTTTTGTACAGGTGTTTTATTATGTTGCCATTCTGCTACTTGCTCTAAGCCAGGCAATGAAAAAACCTGTATGGCGGCATTGTCACCGCCTGTACCTAAACTAGGATCTAACCCAACAATATATGTATGTCCTTTATTTGGAGTACTGTACCAACGTACTTGTCCTTGTCTTAGTTTTGGTTCTACACCTTCCAGATCAGGTAATTTTAAACTGTTTATGAGTGTTTCATCCCATGCAATAAATTCACATTCGTGTTCACGTCTAAAACGTTCCTCACCTATTTTTGCACGTTCACTGAGAGCCCATGCATCATCACGTTCAGGATGTTCACTCCAATGCACTTGAAAACTTTTAAATCCATTTTTTCCAAGTTCTTGTTCTTCCCCAAATTCATCTAGTGTTTTGTTTGCATCTTTCCATATACGAGCAAACTGATCATCATCTTGGTTTGGCGTACTAGTAATAAAACATTTACCACCTGTACTTAATGTTGGTGATAATGATGTCCAGAATTCTTGTGCAACCCTAGGAGGCACAAATGCAAACTCGTCTAAATATACTAATGTAAGCGACAAACCACGACCTGTATTTTCTGTAGTTGCTTGTGCAATAATACGTGAACCATTATCAAATTCTAAACTACCCTTGTTATATGCTGTAACACCAGCACGTATGTGATCAGGGCAGGTTTCATACATGTATCTGATACGTTGCATAATTTCTTGGGCACCAGAATATTTGTGAGCCGCAATTAGTATTGTACTGTCTGGTTTAAACATTGCATACCATAACAAATATGCGGCCGCACATGTGGATTTGCCTGTTTGTCTAGGTAACATTGCTATACTGTATCTGTGACTGTGATATACATCTATTAAGCCTACCTGATAATCATACAGGTCAAACTTCATGCGACCTCGTGTAGGGTGTTGAATATAGCAATGATTAAGAGCAAAATACGTTGGATCGGCCATGCATTGTGCTAATTCCATCATTGCATCTTTTGAAAAACTTTGTGATTTGTGAGGGCGTTTGATGAGCCCGGTATCTACTGACATTTAATATCCCATATATTATTTGGTTTTTGGATTAGGCTGATAAAAAATATCTGGTCCTTGTGAAGGCCAAATGTAAGGTATATTACTTGCTAATACGCCTGATTTACGTAATGCATTTAATCCTTTACCGCTTGTAGCAGTAACCATTGACATAGAACCAACTGCCATACTTGACATAACTTGCCACTGGCCACCCATGTCTGGATTTGCTTTATACCAATCAAAGTTAGATTCAATGTATGCATCTAATACTGCGTCAGCTGATGCATTAGGTTGTTTAAATACATTTGTAATTGAATCTCCAAACTGTTGGAAACGTTGTTGGAATACTGCTTTACCTATTTGAGTTCTTCTGCCAGCATCTAAGTCAAGTGAATTAACAAGATCTACAAATAAATTTAGATTCATAGTTTTTTTACCACCTGCAAAGTATGACTCAATAGGTTGCACAAGTTCTTCAAACTGTTCTAATGTTTGTTTTACTCTTTCAGCTGATACACCACCTTCGCCTAATCTGCCACTGCCTTTAGTTGAAGCAACTTTAAGTTCTACTGCAACTCCTTTAACATCAATATCACCTGTGCCTTTTTGTGAAATATCTTGACTGAGTATTGCAAGTGCATGTTCGCCTTTACCTGCACGTTGTAGTCCTGCACCAAAATCTAAAAATTCTAAGAACATTTGAATGTTTACAGCGTCGTTGTTGAATATTTCATCAAAACTATAATGTCCGTCTTTTAAAAATACGTTTGGATTTACACATTGATTTTTTTCAAAGTTATCAAGAAATTTATTTTTTTGTGCTAGGTTTAATCTATCTGATGCAACAATTCTTTCAGCAATACTTTTCATTGCTTCGTCGCCATATTCTCCTGCTAGTTTACTATTAACCATTGGAAGAAATCTATCAACAACACCAGTTTTATTTACAAGGGAATATACACGATCTAATAACTTGGCTTGTGCTTCGTCGTTAGGATCAATGCCTTGTATTCTTTGCATTATCTCACGTTTTGCCTCATCGGCATCTTGATATTCGTATAGTACTTCTCTTGCTCTCATACTAGTATTTACCATGTCAGAAAAAAAGGCGACAATAAATTGCCGCCCAAGTTTCTATTAAACTCCAGCTAGTTTTCTTAGCCGGTTTATATCGTCTCTAACGGGTGTATTTTTATCTTTTGTACCTGTAATTCTGGCTATTCTATCTCTATAAGCCTGTGCTTTAGGAGGAACTCTTTCACCATCTTTTCTTGGTTGTGAGTGATCTCTACCTTCACCTTCTACAGTAGACTCGCTGAGTCCTGCTAGTTCTAGTGCTTGATCAATTATTTCATGTGCATCGCCTGAGTTTGCAAATCCTTCTTCGTCAGCAAAGTCAACATCACTACTATGTGCCATTCTATCCTGATTGCTAACGCCGTGATCTGCCATTGCTTGTGCAATATCTTTTGGATCTGCACTATGTACAACTACTCGGTTGTCCACCTGCATTTTGACTTTGCCATCTTCTGCATTGAAGTAAACAAATTTTGGTTCACCTTGTTTTGGTCCATAAAGATCGCCTAGTTTCTTTTGCAGAGCGTCATTGTCTTCAGTTTGTTCCATTGGTACAATAGCACTAGATCTATCAAGTACCTTGTACAATGCTTCTATGTGCTTACGCATTGTTGTAAGTTGGTCTGTTAAATCTCCAGCACCAGTTGAATCATAATTCATATCCATTGTTGCTAGTTCATCGTATTCGCCATTTAATCTTTCTAATGCTTGAAAAATATCATTGAGTTTATCACGCTTCATTGAATCTGTTTTATCTTCTTGAACACTTTCATTTACTGGTTCACAATTTGGTTTACAGTTACAGTTAGATCCACAGTTACCACCACATGAGCAGTTGCTATCACAACCACATGATGCTTCATTTAATGTACCTAGGTAATTAGAGATTTTTTCCTGTAATTCCATTAGATACCTGCCAATTTCTTCAGTGCTGAGACATCTGCTGATACTGTTTTATCTGTGGTTGTTTCGCCAATGCCTGCAAGTTTTCTAAGATCTGCAATGTCTTGATTTTCTTCAATTGACTCATCTGTTTCTTCTTTGTCATCTGACTCAGATTTTTTGCCTTTTTTCTTATCCTGATATGCTTGTAATCCAGGAGGAAGTTTGCCTTCTTCAACTGCTTCTTCTTCAACTGATTCATCAGCTTTTTCTTTTTTATCTTTGGCGGCTTTTTTCATTGGCTCTTTTTTGTCGCCATCGCCATCGATGTCAATATAATCTGGTTTTGCTTTTTCTTCAACTGCCTGCTCAACAACTTCCTCTTGAGCTTGTTCCTCAACTGCTTCATCCTCGCTGAGGTATTCCTTAAATTTTGCCATCATGTCTTCTACTTCATGATCTTCAAATACTTTATCTTCGCCTTCTACAACTTTTACTGGTTGTGGATCTGCATTCAAGTATTGTCTAAGACTTTGATTTACATCTGCTTCGGGTGCCTGTACCTCTTCAGGATCAGGATGCGCCGTTGTTGCTGGACTGTTGGCCCACTCAGTTTGTGGCATTCCAGCTAGTTTTCTTAATTCATCTATGTTCATGCCTTTTCTCCTTCGTAGCCAACACCTTCTGGCATTTGCTCTCTTCTAAGTTTCATCATTTCGTCTACGAATTTTGTTTTGAAATCTTCGCCATAGTATTCTGCATGATCTACTTTTTCTACGTCATCTGCACTATAGTCTTCTGATTCTAATTTAACTTTGTATTCTTCGTCTTTTTTTGCTTTTTCTTCTGCAAGTTCTCTAGCCATTGCTGGTTCATTGTGTGCTCTTACTTTAATTTTGTTTTCGCCAATGTTCCATATTCTTACTATTTCTGTCATCAAGCCAAATTGGCTTGCTGGTTGGTCACTATCAAAATCAATAGTTGTTACATTAATACCTCTTTCACCTGGAAAATCAATTGGAGCACTTTGTAAAATTCCTCGCTTGGGTGAATTTACACTTTTTACTTCATACTTTTTAAGATGTTCTTCAAGTGCGTCCATCATTTCGTCCGAAACTTCTTCAGAGGTTTTGATTCTGTAACTATAACTAGATTTTGATTCTGTCAAATATGCTTTTAAATAATTCATGTTATTGCTCCGTTAAAGTTATTTATCTTTCTTTAAGCTGTCTGCTATGGTTTTAAGACTTTCAATCATACTGTTTCTATCACTAGTGATCTGTTCACTGTCATGGTGAATTACAGTACCATTGGCGCCGTTGCCATCTTTATCTAACCTTGCTTTTTTAAGCTGTAGGTCTATCATTTTTAGTTTTTTGTTCATTTTTTCTGTTTTAGCTGTAATTGCATTGTTCATCATTTTACTTGCCACATCAAAAATCAAGGCCGCATGACGATCTTCTACGTTGTTGCCTAATGCTACTAGATCATCAAATGTATCCATAGCCTTTTGTGCATAAGTATCCATATCTGTATCAAGTGAATTAAGTCCTGTTACTTGTGGTAATGCTGAATCTATTTTGTCTGCTGTTGCTATAACCTGCTGTATTTCGTCAGGTGCCATTGTGAGTTCAGTTTTAACTTCTTCTTTTTCTTTTTCTATAGGAGGTAAGTTAAACTCTTCTTCTAATTTTTTGGTCAACGTTTTTTCCTTCTGTTAGGCTTATTACTTTTTGGCTTATTGAACATTTCGTTTTCTGTTATAACTCGAAAACCCATTCCTTGTTGATTTGCCCATTGTCGTGCCATTTTCCATTTAGCTTCATTAACTGCGGCATGCATTTTATCATGTGTGCTACGAGCATTACCCATTACTTGACTATTGGGTTTTACTTCTACAATCTCTGCATGTTTCTTTCCATTTTTATCTGCATATATCATAAAAAAGTCTGGTACATACGAAGTCTTTTTACCAGTAACTGGATTGATATATGGTATTCTATGTGCTTCACTTGCCCAAGCTAATATGTTTGGGTGATTATCACACATACGCATAAAAGCTAATTCCCAACCACTTCTATAACGTGGTGTATGCTTACCTATATACTTAGTTGGGTTTTGTGGCTGAAAAGCACCTTGGATATATTTTGCCATAATAGGCTACCTTTTATTGGCCGGGTACAAATTCAACATCATAATACTCATATTCAAACGTTATATTAGTTTGTACCAACCCAGAATCTGTATAGTTTAATGTATCTCTTGTAAGGTTTGAAATTACCGGTCTATATAAAGTATATACATCTGCGCCATGGCCTTCAGTGTCAGATGCTCCACTACTATCAGCAGGAGCATAACCAGAAAAGTTATATATTTTGAGAACTAAAATAGGATCTTTTGATTTAGCTACCTTTAAGTTTTCACCATGGCTAGTTACAAAAGAATGATTCCTTAAATCCGTACCTCTATAAAATGATGTTGACCGACCATGCGGACCTTCATCTGCAGGTGGACTACTAAAATAATGTTTATCATAGCTTGTTAAAAATTTATTAATGTTACCTGCCCTATCATCATATATTGCCATTGTAACCGGATTATATGTCTTACCTAATATACTAATAACTTTTCGATTATAAGAATTATTTGTTTGTGTATTATAAGTGGTGGAAGGCAAAGTGATGTTTGAAACATCAAATCGCTTTCCACTCATGTCAATTGGAAAATCACCTCTGGTCAAAAATTCTACAGCATACTGGTATTTTTGCTTTGGGAGTTTAATGCTTCCGGAATTTGCACCGTAAACATCAACTGCATAATTTTTGAATCCCATAACATTACCTTACCTTAGCCAGTTGCTCTGCTTGTACCTGGTGTATTTGAACTACCACCTTGTTCAGGTGCTAGTGTATTAGTTCCGCCTTGATCAAGTGTATGTTCACAATTATCATAACGTATTGTCATTGATATTTGTACTTGTTCACTTGCCGCATAAGTTACATCACCAAAACTAACGTTTGTTAGCATTGCACCTTTTAATATAAAAGATTCTGTAGGATCAATACTTGTTTCTTGTCCGCCTGGACCTGATGCTGAACCATGAGAACCATCTAGCATATCAATTGCACATTCAAACTTATAATTTGATGCGGCTTCTTGTGTTGCTTGATTTTCATGATCTGTTTGTTTGCTTAATTGTGAGTTTACTGCTGAAACTACATCACCTGCAATATCATCTCGTACTACTAATGTAATAGGATCCCATGTGTGTTTTCCAAGCATATAAATTCTAGAATTGTAAACATCTAATGTTGTTTCATCGTATGTAATTCCTGGTCTGGTAACGCTAACTACGTTTTCTGTTATAGAAACAGTATTACCTACTGAATTTCCAAATCCTGTTAATAGGACTCTAAAACGAAATTGTAGTTTAGGCATCGCGGCTGGTCCGCTTCCACCACTTACAGGAACTGTAAATTTGTTTAGTGCCATTTTTTATAACTCCCAATAGTTAAATTTATCTTCTTACTGAAGCTAATTGTATTTATGAAAAACTCCTTGAAAATTTTCTGGGGTCAGAAGAATAGGCCCAAACGGGCCTATTCTAAGTAGATTAATTAACCAAGTTGTCCGGTATTAACAATTCTTACTGGAATATAGATGAATTCTATACTCTTAGCAGGAGCAATAGCAACATCAATGTATAATTCATTTTTGTCTATTCTCGCTGGTGTATTGTTAGACCTATCACAAACTACTGCAAAGTCACTTAAACCTCTTTTAGCTTCAATATCTAAAAGGAAGTTTGTAAACATTAACTGAGCTCTAGATCTTGTTGTTTCATCATTAGGTTCAAACAAGAACGGTCTAGCTAATACATCAAATCTTTCACGCAAATATGCTACTAAACGTGCAACATTTACACGATCTAATGCACTAGTAGTGCTATGTAGCGATTTCTGTCCAAATATTGTTATACCACTATCTGGAAAGTTTGCAATCGGATTCATTTTTGCTATATACAAACTATCTCTTTGACTGTTTGTTAATGCAGTTGCTTTAAATTCGTTTTCGCCGTCAACATAACCAACACCAGATGCGTTAGAAATAACACCTCTGTTTAGTCCTGCTGGAGCAAACCACTGATAAGACACAGCATCACTTGTTGCAATCTGATATAATACTGAATGTGATGGATATGTAACTACTGTAGCTCCTTCTGTAGGCTCAGTTGCCTTCAATGCAGGATAGTATGTTGCACTATAGGTGCTTTTAGTTACTAGAGCATCTTCGCCGTTTTCTGTTGCTCCTGCTCCGCCGATCCATGTAACAATGTCAGTTGGTGACTTACGTAAAGGTGAGTCAATAATAACAAATGCAGTATTGCCTCTGTTATTGTTCATTGTAATCATTTCATCTGCTAATTCAGGATAACCAGGTGCGGCAATTAATGAATAATTTAGATTTGCATCTAAGTTATCTGTATCAGAGGCACATGACTGCATTGCAGTTGCAACAACTTTACGTTGAGCATATCTTCCAAATGCACCTGAACCATCTGCATGATTAGAAGCACCATTTCTCCAAGCTGTACCATTCCATGTACGAACTGTGTTTTTACTTTGTGCCATGTTAATCACAACCATTCCAGTTGGATAAATCGCGGCATTTGGTGCTCCAGTAATTTCTGTTGCGTTACCGCCATCTGATGCATCTGCGGCTGTGTCTGTAATATCAGCAAATAGAACACCATTTGATGTACTTTGATCTGCATTACTATGAAGTACCCATGCACTATTACCAGCATTTCTCTGATAAATTTTTGGATAATCACGCTCATTTGCTAAACCATATCCACAACTAGTTGTATCTATCCAAAGATCTCCTGCACTTGGTCCTGTTGGAGCCGTTGTAGCATAAGTTGGAGTAATAGTTGTATAGTTACTACCATTTACTTTGTAAACGTCTAATGCAGTAAGTGAATTATCAAACCAATATGTACCAGTTGCGGCGGTACCAGTTGGTTCTGCGTTTTGTGCTTTTTTAGCAGTTATAGCATCAAGATTTGCAACTCCACCTGCGTCAGAAACTTGTTGCAAAATAATTAATGCTTTAGTATTTGCATCAACGTCAGCTAAAAAGTTACCTGCTACAGCAGTTGTAGATGTTAATGCAGTTGCACTTGAACCATCTTGTGGTATAAAGTCGCCAATAGTAGCTGACATACCAGCACCTAATGCACTTGTTACACCCTGAAGTGAAGTAAGTGTCCAGCTACCTGTACCAGAATGCTTATAAATTTTTAAGTCTAAGCCGTTACCTGGTGAAGTAGTTTTAATCCAAACATCTCCTGCTCCTGGTGATGCTGGTGCACTATAGTGAGCGGCCCAAGTTACAGTTTCTCCTGAACTAAGATTGCCGTCGCTGTCTAGTTCTTCCCATGCTCCACCTACTCCATAAAAGTATTCAAGTGATGCATTACCGTCTTGGTCTAAGTGTACAACAACTAGGAAGTTTCCGTTAACTATAGATGTAGTTATTGAATATCCACTAGCACCCAATGAATGAGCATCAGTTGCTGTAGCATTTACTTCGATAGTTGGAGTTTGCTTTTCCCAAGCACTAGAAGTTGCATTCCATTTATTAATACCATATTCGCTGGCATCTGTGTCAATCCACATACTATTAGCAGTTGCGTATGTTGCTGTTGGTGTTGTGGTTGTGGGGATAAGTTGTGTAGTGTTTATGTTTGCTCTTGAAATATACGCACTACCACCTTGTCCCAAAAAGCTGTAAGCGGCCAACAATCCGTATTCGCTAGTTTCGTCGCCAACGATTGGTGTTGTTCCACTCTTTCTGAAGAAAACGTCTCCAAAATTTTGTGTTAATTCTCTCTGAGATGTTACCAGTAGCGGTGTGTTTGCTTTTGCACTTTTTGTATATGGTGCAATAGAGTCAGAAGCACTACCTGTAGGATCAGTTTTATCCTGTCCTGTTGCAACCATTATAAACGGTATAGTACCGGCGCCTGGTCCGGCGTATGCTGATTCGTCTGAAACACTAACTGAAACACCTGGTGATGTTAATGTAGCCATTTAATTTCCCCTTCTCTTAAAGTGATATATGTATTTACCGTACCCTTGTTAAAACCATTGTTTTAAGCCGTTAAATACGTACTTAATGACTTGACAAACCGAAGTTTTTTCCATATAATAGTAAAATATAACGAGAGGATATCCATGGCTATTGATTACAAATTTAATGAAGCAGAATTAATAAAAGAACTACAACAATATGTTGATTCAACTTATGATCAACATTACAGTAAAAATAAATTTCAGGCTACTGAATTTATTATAGACGCTGGACATGGCGAAGGATTTTGTATTGGTAATATTATGAAGTATGCTCAACGATATGGTAAAAAGGATGGATATAATAGGAAAGACTTACAAAAAGTTTTACACTATGCATTAATTGCCTTGAGTGTACACGATCTTAACCAATCGTAACGTAACCAATACTACTTTCACCAGAAACAAATAATCTTAAATCTTGTTCTAGTTTTTCAATACTAGCTTGTGCATCAGCCCTTAATGTTTCTGCATTAAGGCTGGTTCCACCTTGTGGGCCAGCAATAGTATTAAACTTGCCACGTGCTTCACTTAACATTAATTTACTGTGTGCTAATGCATATTCTTTCAACCATGGTCCTGCATAGATATCTGTCAACAAACTTTCATCATCTACATGTTTGTATACCCAAAGCACAACAGATGTATTTGCTTTTGGTTTTCTATGTACAGTAAGTTTACTATTTCTAACATTCCATGTAAAAAGATATTCACTGCCAAACAATTTGCCTAGTGTTTCTCGGTGTTGTTGTAATGCATCAAACGTTGCTAGTCCGCCTGCTCTACCACCAGCTAACAAATATGTGTTTAAATATGCCGCCTCAAATGGTTCAAAGTCGTTACCACTACTAGCATTTGTACCACTTGTTCTTGTTAAAATATCACGTACTTCTACAATTTCAGTAGGTAATGTGTACTCTTGTATATCTTCTTTAAGTTCTAAAAATACATAGGCTTCTTCAACTGAGTTTTCACTGCGTTGTCTGTATTTTTCAAAACTTTTATTAATAGCCAAGTCATAATGTTCAGGATCGAGTTCAACATCGACCATCTGTCCACCAAGTCGTAGCTCTATTTCTTTTGTTAAATCTTCTTTTAGTGCCATACTACTATTTACCTTGTTTGAAGTAGTCTGCCGTATACTTTAGCAGTTGCTTCATTTGTTTTGCATCAGCAGGAAACGTATCTCTAAAACGTTGCCAAACAGGTAGTTGTGCTTTATATGCTTCAGGATTACGTAAAGCACCTTCTGGATTATCTGTATCTCTCATTTCATCTGCTAAATCACTTGCATAAGCCATAAGTTCATGTGGATCTCTAAGGTAACTACGCATTAAATCTGCATCAGTACCACCTGCTTTTTTCTTTTCAATGCCACGTTGAAACCCGCTCTTATATGTGTTTAATACATCACCGCCCATTTTATCATATTGATTCCAATGAATAGTTTCATGTTGTAGCATTCGCATTAATATTTTTTTGAAAGTTTTAGGACCGTACACGCCTTCTAAATTTTTAGAATGTAGAAATACTGTAATAAATTTGCCTTCTTTTTCAGACCAATCTGCCGACGCACTTATCCATTCATCTGGATCCTTACGATCATTATAATCTGTTATAAATTCAATAGGAAAGTCTTCTGTTTCAAAATTAAGAAGTTCTTCTAGTTCGTTGATATCGTCTTTGTCATTATTATTACTTAAATGTTCTTGATAATCAGCCAAAGCACTATCAATAGCAGGCTCTAGGTCTGCTAAGAATTCCCAATCGGGTTCAACTTTTGCTTCAGTAAATTCCCAAAATTTCATACAAGTATTTATTTGAATACTTGCAGTATTATTGTTTCAGGATTAAATCTACCGTTAAGTTTAGTTTCAGTTGTTTTGAGGATTTCAAATTGTTTAGGTACTTTGTGCTTTGTAATCTTTTTCCACTGAGCTAATACCTCTTGTGGCTTACGTATAGTTTTTTGCACACTACGTTCTGGATCAAAGAACTGTATAGTTGTACCTTTTACTTTAAGAGTTGCATGTGCCTCTGGATAGTAAATACCAATTTTTCGTGTTTTGCAGTTAAACACAACTAACATTGTTGAGTCAATAATTTCAGCTGGTTCTTTACTGGTAATACCAAAGTCACTATCATATACTTTGTACTTTAGTTTTTTTACTTGTTCGGCCGCAGTTTTTTGTTTTGGCTTTCTAACAATTCTTGTGTGTTTATTTTCAGCTAACATAATATCAAATGCTTGAAACATACGTTCATAAAATGCTAATGCATCTTTACGTTGTGCTTTGTTTAGATGATCATAGCCTTCTTCTAATTGCTTTTGCATTTCATCACGTTTAGCAGGTGGTGGAAGATTATCTAGTTCACGATATTCTTCTAATGGACCTGTGTACCATTTACGCATGAATCTAACATGTCCTAAGTTAGTGCCTACACGTTTGAGAGTTTGCAGAATGTTTTTGTCTTTGAGTTTGTTCTTCTGTGGATCAATTAAAAACTCATCAATCCAAGTTTCTATGTCTTCAATTTTTTCTTCGGCGGCTTCTTCTAAACGTTCTTGTATTGTAGGAACATAACCTTTTTTAGTTTTCTTCTCTTCTTCTTTCTTTTCTTCAATCATAGTAGAACCAGTTTCAATTAATTCTGCTATACGTTTAGTAATCCATTCTGTCATTGGTTTAATATCACCAGATGTGCCTGGGCATGACTGCCAATACTCTTGTTCTTTTTCATTGTAATCAGGACAACCGTCTAACAATAACTTACAATTAATACCTAGCACTATTTGAAACTTGCCGGCTTTTCTTACACTAGCAATATCATCTTTAGTATAGCCGTTTTGCTTCATCCATGTAAATGTGTGTTCTACATTGTCACTATATTTAAAATTCATATAGTAAAAATCATGTACTGAAGATTTTAATCTAGAATACTTTGCACCATCAAGGTTTTCCCAACCTTCAAAACTAGGTGCTTGTAAACCTCTAGTACCTCGTCTAGGTGCTGATGATTTCTTCTTTTTTCTAATTTTAACTCCACTAGCCATAGATGCCTCCTGTTAATATTTCTATAAGTATAACAATACTAGTTAGTTTTGTCAATCGGTAAATACAGTATATGGAGAATTCTACATGAAATTAGGTGCTATTATTTGGGGATTACCAGAAAATTATAACGTTACAGTATATAATAAATTAGGTAAAATCTTAAAAACAATAACAGAAAGCCAATTAACTAAAATAGGCATTCATAAAGAACATACTTTATGGTTAGGCTCTTGTTATGAAACAGAATTAACATTACTACGTGAAAGTGATACTGTTTCTATGGAGTTATCAGCTAACGGAAGTAAAGCATATGGTAGTAAAGATCCTCGAGATTATCTTAAACATTTTAAAGCAGAAGGCTTTACACATATTATGTTACTACAAATGCCAGTCCTAATAGGATTGCCTGGGCAAATGAATTTTTCTAGGTCTATTGTAAAGGATTTAAATCTAGATAAGTTAGAAGAATATATTGCACCTACAGGAGAAGCTGTTCCTGCCAATATTGAGGCAATAACAAACTTATTAAATTTAATAGATAACAAGGAAAGTATACATTTTATAGCACAACCAAATCATATGACAGCTATTGCTGATGATTGGGACTTATCTCCTATAATAGTAGATTTAAGATATGCTACACATGAATTTATGTTATTCAATAAACCCTTAGCTAATATTAATGAAGATAACATTAAATCATATGATTTTGGTAGTGTTGGTATGCATACAGGTGATAGAGGGTGGGTGTCAGATGTAAAAGCATCAGCATTTTTACGTGTATTAGAAGCCACTACACCAAACAAAGATGATATAGAAGAAGTATTAACAGGTAGCTTAGAACTTAATATTTACAATGAAGATATTTTATTAGGGTTATGTAAATCTATAAAGGAAATAAACGATGCCTAGACTAACACTTTACAAACCTACAAAGACTAATGATTATTATTTTATGGATCGACAAATTCGTGAACAATTTGATATAGGTGGCGTGGGTGTCATTGTACACAAATATATCGGACCACAAGATGTAGTAGATCAGAACGACAAAACCCAGCCTAAGTATACTGATACTAGTACCACAGATGCTAATGGTAACCTTACTAACTTAGAACCAGACCTAAGTGAATTAGATGTACAGGATATACTATTTTTAGAAAACAGAGATCGTGTGTATGATCCAGACATATATGAATTACGTGGTGTATACAATGTATCGGATACAGACTTTGATTTATCACAGTTTGGTTTATTTTTAACTAATGATACTCTGTTTATGACATTCCACATGAATGATATGGTAACAAAACTAGGCAGAAGACTTATGTCTGGTGATGTTATAGAATTACCACATCTATTAGATGAACTAGCACTTGATCAAAGCAAAGCACCAATACCAAAATTTTATAATGTAACAGATGCCGCTCGTGGTAGTGAAGGATTTTCACAAACATGGTATCCACACATTTGGAGAGTTAAACTAGCACCGCTAAATGATGCACAAGAATACACAAATTTACTTGGTAGCAACGAAGATGAAAACAGTCTAGCAAGTCTTGTAAGCACATACAATGCAGAAATGGATATTAACAAAAAGATAGTTGAAGAAGCTGAAGCATCTGGTGGAGGTAATTACAATACTGATCATTTATATACTACAGAAGAAAATGCAAATCCAAGTGCAGAGTGGAAATATGGAGAAACACTTGCAAGTGGATTAAGTTTTCCTGCTAGTCCAAATCAAGGCGATTATTTCTTACGTACTGACTTTGATCCAAATAGATTATTTGTTAGACGTGGTGCAAAATGGGTTAGATTATATGATAATGTTGCACCACAATCATGGGATAGAAACACATTTGGTTCTGTTGAAGAATTTGTAAATCAACTAGGAAAAGATAGTGTAGACAATGAAGATTTTGATGTAAGACAATCCTTACACAATATAGCAAAAACTAAGAAGACAACGTAATGCAATACTTTTATGACAAACAAATGAGAAGACACTTAATTCAATTCGTACGAATGTTTAGTAACTTTAGTGTACAAATTGGAGAGAATGATGACGGTGATCCTATTTACAGAACTGTTCCTGCAAAATATGGAGATCCTACACGCATGGCGGCGGCAATAATGCGAGATAATTCAGAAAACAAAATGCTTAGTGTGCCACAAATTACATGTTACATTACTGGAATGCAACAGGATCCAACTAGAAGAATGCATGGCGGATTTCAAAAGAAAGAAACAATATACGAAAAAGACTTTAATTCAGCAACAGGTGACTATACAACCGATCCTGGAAATACATACCAAATTACTAAGTATGCACCTATTCCATATACATTAGATATAAATGTAGATATATGGACAAGTAATACAGATCAAAAACTACAATTAATAGAACAGTTGCTTATTTTATTTGATCCTACTATAGATTTACATAGTAGTCAGAATCCATTTGATTGGACAGCTCTAAGTTATAATGAATTAACAAACATACAATTTACAAGCAGACAACAACCTGTTGGTGGAGAAGACATTATAGATATGGCAACATTAACTTTTAGAAGTATGATTTATTTAACTGCTCCTGCTAAATTTAATAGAAGTAAACTTATTCATACAATTCTTACAAAACTATATACTATGGATTCAGATCAAGTTGATTTATTTGAAGCAAAGAAGAGTTTTACATATGATAGTTTATCATATACAGTAATAACTCCTAGTCAATATTGGATAGAAATTACTGATGCTACTACTGTTAAAATTACTAATCAAGACGGAACTACTGTAGATAGTAATGCTGAAACATTAAGTTGGGAAACAATATTAGCACCTATAGGCAGAATAAACAGTGGTTATAGTCAACTCAGATTACGTTTAGCAGGTACACCAGATGATGACGATAGTGATGTAATTGGTATTATTGCATATGATGCTGGTAATGTTAATCACTTAACATTTACAATAGATGATAGTACACTTCCTGCTACCACACAAACAGCCGTAGATAAAATTGTAAATCCACGATTAAACTATCCTGGAGATGGTACTTTACCTGCCGCGGCCGCTGGACAAAGATATATAATAACAGAAAAAACAACTAATGATCATTCATCAGTTTGGTCAAGTATTGCCGGTGCAGGCGATATTATTCAAAATAATGGATTTGGTTGGGAAAGATCTTTTATTGCCAGTGAAAATGGATCTACTGCACAATATGTAACTAATACAGATGATAATCAGTTGTATTATTTCAATGGTGAAGATTGGGTACATGCTTGGCAGGCAAAACATAAACCAGGGTTTTGGAGAATATTCATTTGATACAAGCAAGTGGTTGTTTGCTTCTTGCACTTGATACAGGTAGAGTTTGCTTACAACAAAGAAGCCAAAATAATACACATCCTAGAACATGGGCCTTTTGGGGAGGCAAAGCAGAAGCCAATGAACGACCTATTGAAACATTACTACGTGAATTAGAAGAAGAAATAGGTATTCTACCCGACGTACAAAAGGTACATCCATTACATATTTTTACTAGCAAAAATAGTGAGTTTACTTATAATAGTTTTGTTGTTGCTGTGTATGAAGAATTTATACCGTTGCTTAATAATGAAAGCGATGGTTACTGTTGGGTTAAACTAGGTAATTGGCCTAGGCCATTGCACCCTGGTAGTAAAAATATATTGTATGATAAAACTATGGTCAAAAAAATTGGGACCATTCATAAAAGAAATTCTAATACAAATGGCCCCGATTGGATAGCTAGTTTAAACAGTTAATTTCTTTTTCATTGCACCTAAAAATTCCTTCTTAAGCCAATCAAAGTCGTTGATCATTGCGAGTTGGTCTGGACTTCCTGCATGTTTTTTTCCATAAGCGGCACCATCTTTTGCTCCACGAATTGCGTATCTGCCAAATCGGGCACCATTATCGATGTTCATCCAAGCATCTAAACGTTCAGTATTTTCGTCAACCTTACTGTTTGAGATAATGTTACTAGATAGTTTAGTACATTCTCTAAAAGCGGCTCTCCAAGTTCGGTATGGATCTTTATTAAAGGCAGTTATATTACTAACCTGATCAACTGGTTGAAAGAACGATACATTGGTACTAAAATCGGGCATTTTATTACCTAGTTCCATCAACTGTTTACGAGGGAATAATTTTACTGCACCAAAACCGTATTCCAGTCCATTTATCGGATTACGGGCTCGCCAGCAATAAGTTGTGTTCTTTCGTTTGCTTTTAGGAGGCACAAAATCAAATCGAAAGTGGTCTAAAATTATTGCATCTGCATCTATTATCCACACCATTTCACTTTGGCTGGTTCGTCCAGCTTCTTTGTATGCATTTCCAATACCTTTAACGTTTTTAACATGCCGGGCTTCCGGATATTTTTCTACAAGGCGTTGAAAATTTCTGTCTGCTTCAGCTTCGTGATAGCTAATGAAGCAAATATCAAATTCTGTATCAACATAGCCAGCAATAATTCTACTGCGAATAACATTATTAGGGTTACCGCTAGTAGGCACTAAACGTACTACGTCCCAACCTAAGGGCCGTTTGCTTCTATGACTAACTACAGGAAATTCATATATGTAATTTCTATCTGTGTCACCAGGTCTCCAATGCCACGGAAAATTTTCTGCTATTGGATAGTTTTCATTTACTACCCATACATGACTAGTTTCTTCTGCATAAGTTAAAACCATTGCATTAATAGTTTCCATATCATTAATATCTTCTAAGAAGATTTTTGGAAACGGTTGAATAATATGTTTTAACACACTATTCCATGGTGATACTTGTGTTTCTACTTGTACTTTCCTAAAGTAATTAGGATCAAATTGATCTTTCCAATTTGATTTCCACATTAATTGTTCTGTGTTTACTTTATGATTCATTCTTCAATGTCCTCTAAAGTATATACTTTGCTACCTACATGAGCAACATTTTTTGCAAGTTCAAAATCTGCATAAGGTTGAAATCCTGCATCAGAGGCTTTTTCAAAAAAGTAAATATCTTCTCCTAATACAGATTTAGATTCATCATCATATTTTACACCAAACCATGGTGGTTCTTTTTTATCCATAACTACTGCATTAACAACATCAAATTTACTTTTGTATTCTTTTGCTTCCATTGTTTCAAATACTTCTCTATGTACTAGTACACAACCAAAACCTAGTGCGGCCACTTTTTCTAAACCGCCATCAACTGATTTGTTAAGCCTAGCATCATAATCCATTGTACTTTTAAATGCAGTACTTCTAATAGGCCTAACTCTAGTTGCATAAGGTACGCCAACTAGTTTAGCTTTTCTATTTAATAATCTATCGATAGTATCGCTAGGAAAATGCATATCACTATCAAACCACATTAAAAAATCTGCTGGAGTGGCTAATGCTTCTCTTGCAAGAGAATCTCTTTGTGATATAACATTACTGCCATAACTCATATGTAATGTAACAGGCTTTTTATCTTGGCCACATTTATGCATAAGATTAGCTAAACTTCTAGTAAACAATGTACTACATTGATCCATTACAGGAACACATATAGCAATCCTATAACCGTCGTTGTTTATATAAGCTGAAGGAACACTTACCATTAGTTCCTCCCTACATCATTTCCTGTGGAACCATATCCTGAGAAAGTTGGCGTTCTGCTTGTACAACACCATCATTTAACAGTTTGGCTAGGCTTGCAGTTGTTTTAACACAATTAGCAAATGCAGTATCGTTTAATGCCGCGATACGATTCATATGATCTGGTTGTATTTTACCAATAGTTAAAATATCAATTGCCGCAATTCGTGCTAGTCTATCTACCCAATATTGCTCTTCATAAGTTTCAATATTTTCTAGTAATGCTGTTACATCATGCTTTTCGCCCATATCTGCAAGAATGTCATTTAAAATTTTAAATTCAGCATCTAGTGTTGCTTTAACGTGAGCTGGGGAGTGTTCACTGTTTTCTATTTGTTCTGCTACTGTTCTAATTTCAGTTATTAACAGTTGTGCCTGTCTTGCTGGATGAGGATGTTCTCCTAATACGAAATTTTCTATCTCGTATCTAGTACGGTGAATTACCGCTGTATCTACTATAGATTTCTCTGCCATGTTTTACCTCCTAATGGTTTTACAATGTGCTAAAAAGTATATATCTTTGTATACCTTTAAGTAAGATGTTTATTATGGACTTGCGCCTGTTGCGTTACCATTTTGCCAACCACCAAATGTAGCACTAAGTTTTGTATTAGCTGTTACACTAGGATTAATAAATGCACCAAACGTTCCACTCAATAATAAGTTAAGATTCGAGCCAGGAATACCTGATTGTCCGTTAAAAAATGTACGAACTGTACTCATTGATATCTGGGCGCCTGTTGCTGGTAATGCCATATTTTATTTCTCGCTACTATTAGTTATAAGAGAACTTACTTGTTCTGTCAAGCGATTTATTTGTTCTTGTTGTTCTTTCATACCCTCTATTAATAATGCTGTTAACTTTTGGTAATCAACTGCTTTAGTTCCATCTGTTCTATCTTTTACAACTTCTGGTAATACTGCTTCTACTTCCTGAGCAATAACACCAATGTCATGTTTTTGCACAAAGTAACCATCTTCACCACCACGCTTTGCAATATGTTCATCAGTCCAATCAAACATTACACCACGTATAGCATTAATTTTTCCTAGTGGATCTGCAATTACTTCTATGTTTTCTTTTAAATTTCTATCAGATGAATAAAATGCTGTAACATCACCTTCTGCTCTAACTTCATTATCAGCTATTGCACCAGTAAGAGAACCAATGTATATACCTTTAGTTATGTTCATACCATAATGGTCCATTCTAACAGTTTCTGCATTGTTGCCTGAAGCGTCATCAGTAAAGAAACAATGTCGTCCGCTGTTTTCTTGGTTATTATAATAAAAATGTCCATCTTCCCAATATGCAATAAATCCACCATCGCCTGCGGTGTGTCCCATATCTTCGTTTGTAAACTTAATTTGTGAACCGTCACCAGCAGTAGGTTGATATAAATGCAATGTAGCAAGACTATAGTTTGGATCTGAAGGAACAGGAGTTCCGCCTATTCCAACATTACCTGCACTATCTATTCGCATACGTTCAGTTCCAGCAGTTGAAAATGCTATAGTATCTGCGACACCAGAAGGTTGAAACATTCCAGTATTTAAATCACCATTAAAGGTATACCCTGGACTTCCTGCTGTTCGCCCATCATTTGTTGTACCTTGAATTACAGGAGCGTGGCTATTTCCATTACCTACTCGTAAATCACCATTTGTCTGAAGCCTCATACATGAAGTTAAAGTACCACTGGTATTTGCAGTTTGAAAATCTATATAACCGCCATGGGCTGAATTTGTAGTTTGAGAAAGATCAAGCCTGGCCATGTCGCCTTGACTGCTTGTACCTGTAATTCTACCTCCTGCTGAAACCTGATTTAACTTTTGATGACTTGTAATATGACCATTAGCGTCGAGTGTTGTTGTGCCACCGGCTTGATCTGAGATTATAATTCCAGAAACAGTAACACCAGTAGATTTAGTTGCTAATTTCTGTGTACCATAATGAGATAATACAACTTCACCAGTTGAGCCGTCAGCCACAACATAGTTTGCAGTACCACCACTGCCATCGTCTGATTGAAGAGTTACATCTTTATCATCGGCTGTGTTAATTATATGAAGATTACCTGTGCCCTCAGTAATAGTAGCATCGGTACCAGTATGTTTAATTTCTAGATCAGCATCTGAACCAAATGTTGCTTTAGCATTATCGCCCCACTCCATTGCGTCATCTGATTTGTCCCAAACTACATTATAGTTGTCGCCTGTAAATGTTACATCACCTGAGAATGAACCTCCAGTATCGCTAACAAAGTTACCAAGTTGACTGGTAAGTGCCACAGTACCTGTTGAGTCTGGTAATGTAATTGTGTTGTTTGCTGTTGGATCTGTTGCTGTTAACAGCGTGTCATTACCATTGTCGGTTGAACCTTCAAAGTAAACACCAGTTGATCCTGATACTTGAAATGAAGATGCTATTGCTTGTCCTGACACAGTAAGATTATTACTGCTTGGATTGTATGCCAATCCAGCGTCTGTGTACACTTGGTTAACTGCCATCGATGAATCATCACTGTCAACAATGCTTACATAATGAGCGGCATCTATGGCGCCTCTTTGTATTGTGTGTATAGTTTGTGCTTCTGCGGCCGTTGATGCTGAACCTGTTACGTTACCTGTAAGAGCACCTTCAAACGTTGTAGCAACTAATGTACCTAAACTAAAACTTCCATCTGATGTGTTAACATTTCCTGTTAATGCAGGATCATATTCATCAAATACTTTCCATTTTTGATCTGTAACATCAAAGAATAAACCAACTTGTGTAAATCCTACACCAGACGCACCTGTGTTTCTAAATCCAACTACACCTACGTCTATGTTAGCTGGTGCGGCAACACCGTTCCATATATCATTGCTTGTATGTCCTGATGTTGCATTAAATTTAACTTTGATACCACTATCTAGTGTTTGTTCATTTCCAGTAATGCTTACACCAGTTGCTTCTGTAGATGAAAAGTTATCTTTACTCCAACTAAATGTATCTGGAGAACCTGTACCATCAATTTTTACATAATATGTTGTACTTGCTGTGCCTTCAAACAATCCATGGAATGTTACGTCATTTAGTCCACTGCCTGAAAAGTTAACTGTACCAATACTATCTCCTGATCCTAGGAAAATATAAGGATCTTCAACGTTCAACGAGTTAACATCTGTACTAGCACTAGTACCCAAAATAGTTAAATTACCACCAATAACAACATCACCATCAAATCGTGCATCGCCTGTTGTTCTAAAACTCGCCGCCATATTGTTGATCATATCAACATATACAACACCTGTACTTGCATGTGATTTAGTTGTTTTACAAACTTCAACACTAAAGTTAGGATATGTTGGTGAAGTTGCTGTCAAACTACCTGCACTATCAACATACAACGGAGCACCAACACTAAATGAACTGGTATCTAAGTTAAAATACAAACCTTGTATCATAACATAACCATAACCTGTGTTAGCAATACTACCAAATGTTAAACCTATTGTGTGTTGTACATCAGTTGAACTTTTATCAGAAAGTGAAACTTTCATACCACCAGCTGTGAGTCCACCACTGTATCGCACAGCCTTACCGGCACCAATTGTTGCACCTGTATCGTTATAAACATATTGGAATGTGTTCTGTCCAATTCTAATAATCTGTGATTGATCGCCTGTGTAGTATGCTAGAGCATCAAAGTTATTTTCGTAAAATATTCTGCCTTCGGCGGCACTACCAGGAGTGCCTGCACCGGTGTCAATATCCATATAATCAACACCATCTATGTAACCCTGTGCCTTAATATTATCTGTATGTGTGTTTAACCAACGCAATGAAGCTGAACCAAGTTCCCTTGTGCCGTCATTGTCGGGTAAAATACTACTATCAACCTTAGCTGTTATAGTAAGTGTATCTGTGTTTGCATCACCAATGTCTATATTACCATTAAGTGTACTTGCACCAGCTACAGTTAGTCCACCACCTATATGAACATTTTCAGCAATACCTACACCACCATCTACAATAAGAGCACCTGTAGTTGTACTAGAACTTGTAGTTGTAGCATTTAGGTTTACTGCACTTGTAACATCAAGTGTACCTGCAATAACTGTATTACCAGTTGAGGCCGCTATAGTTACTTTGTTTAAACTATCACCATATGTGATATCACCAGTAGCACCTATTGTCATTCTTACTGTACCAGCAGTTTTAAAATCTAATTCATCATTGTCTGCACCTGCACTATCTTCTGCTAAAATAGTTGTGTCGCCATCTCCGTCTTTAACTCCGCCTAATGAGCCCCATGCTGATCCATCATAACCTTCAAATGAACTATCATCTGTGTTATAACGTAATTGTCCTTGAACGGCAGTTGGTCTTTGTGCAGTACTACCAACTGGAATTTGCACAGAACCAGTTGTTGCAATAGTCATGTTAGTGCCATCAAATGTAAAATTTGCATCATCTTCTAATAAACCAGATGTGCCTGCAATCGTGATTCTATTATCTGTTAAATCAGACAATGTCATATTTTTAAATTTAGCACCACCTAATGTACCTGATATTACTTCACTAGTATTAGATGCTTGAGGGATATAAGCAAATTTACTATCAGTATCGTCCATTCCAAAGAAGCCAATTCTAGCACTACTACCATCATGCCAACGATATTCAACACCTCTATCTTTGTTGTCATCAGATCCCGGTGCAGTATCACCACCTAATGTAATAATAGGATCATCTACTGTCATTGTAGTACTATTAACAGTACTAGTTGTTCCATTAACTGTTAAGTTACCTGTAATAGTAACATCATTTGGCAAACCTACTGTAAGAGTACCACTTGATTCTCCTACTTCTACTTCGTTTGCAGTACCTTGTACTGTAAGTGTTCCTCCACCTGCTATAGCAGATGAATTAGAACCATCAGTTACTGTAAATGCTGTTGGTAAATTTGTAATAGTTTGTCCACCAAAGTCGACTGCTTTGTTAAAAACAATTTTTTCTGCACTATTACTTGTGTCAAATGTAAGATAGGCTGTACTGCCTTCTTTAATTACTAAAGCTGTTGCCGAAGCATCCTTTAGTACTATCTCACTATCATTACCTGCTGAATTTTCTACTGTAAGGCCATTTTTGACCTTAAAATTATGTTGATAAGTTGCCATATCGTTTCCCTCTCCACGGTTAAGGCTACACTATTGTATATTGTTATTATTTACCTATTTTAGATTAAGTGTTTCTCAGCTATGAATCTGTAATTCATATTGTTAGATGTTGCAGGAGTTAGACGTAATCTAACATTTCCACCATTAATATCAGCTGATACTGTGAACTGAACTTCGTCACTTTGAAGAGATCCGTATGTTGTTTGATAAACATCAGTTCCGTTATGTAATACTAAAATTTGTGTTATGTGAAATTTAGTTGCAGTAGTATTTTCACATGATATAAAATACTTTGCACTTCTATATGTTGCTATAGGCCAACTATCTACAGAAAATTGAGCTGTTGATGAACTAGTTGCTGTACTTGCATGACTATGATATGCATTATGCATGTGTATATTGTTTGTAAAAACAGTACCAAGTTGATCGCTTGATGATCCTAAATCAATTCCGCCTTGACCGCTAACAACTAATGTACCAGTTGCATCAGGAAATGATATAGTTCTATCTGCTGTAGGTGTTGTTGGCTGAACTACTAAACTATGAGAACCACCCCAAGTATCATAACGTAATACTTGATCTGCAGAAAGTGTAAAATTATGATTATCAAATACATATGATAAAGTTTCTGATCCACCTTTTTGTAAATGTATTTCGACTCTACCATCTTCACTACTGTCAGAGTCATCTATAATCCTACCAACTATTTTACCATAATTTTTATTAGCAGAAGCATCATTTTTTCCTCTAAAAGTTATATGACCTAAATAATCTAATCCAGCCGGACTAGCAGAATCTCTAGCTAATACTATACTAGGCCCCGCAGTAGAACCAGCATCAGCAGAAGTTAATGTAATATCTCCTGTAACCTGAATATTACCAGGACCATTAATATTATTACTATTGAGATCTAAGTTACCGCCCAATTGAGGAGTTGAATCATTTACTACTTCAGCAACTACTACTGACCATTCTAATGCATTTCCAGCACTATTTGACCTTAAATATTTAAGAGGATCAAAATCACCTGGACCATCTGTTAATTCTACAAATGTAGTTGTAGTAAAGTTAGTCCATGCACTACCAATATAACCTTCAAATTCATTGCTGTTTGTATTATAACGGATCATGCCTACTTCTGGCGAACCAGGTCTTTGTGCATTACTACCACCTGGTAGTTTTAAAGTACCAGTAGTATCTATTGTCATGTTAGTGCCATCAAACCCAAATGATGAATTAGTAGTTAACCTACCACTTGAACCAGCATAAACAATTTTATTATTAGCTAAATCACCTACTTCTAATTCAGTAAATGTACCTCTGCCTTGTGATGTTAAATTACCAGTAAGCGAAGTAATACCTTTAACAGTTAAATTATCTTCTGCTTCTAATTCACCTAGGTGTACTTTGATATAATCTACAATGTTTACATTACCAGAAGTTTGTCCATCTTCTGTAGGACATGAAATAAAAGCAACTTCATCTTCGCTTTCGTCATATATGGCACCTACGTTATTTGTGTTTGTAGATGTGCCATCACCTCTAGTAACAATAAACCCTTGGTCGACTGTTTGTGTTGTAGTGCCTTCGCCTAATTTAATGAGTGCTTGGTTAATAGATGTACTAACAAGTTGTGTTTGAGTACCACTTACTTGAAAGTTTCCTGTCATAGTAACTGTACCACCAACGTTCATGTCTCCACCAACGTTTAATGCACCGCCAACACCAGCACCTCCAGATACAACCAATGCACCTGTAGAAGTACTAGAACTTGCAGTACTGTCATTGATATCAACTCTTGCATCAAAATCTGCAATACCACCTACCAGCACAGTAGAATCAAGTGTTACTGCACCTGATGCTTTTAAAGTTCCGCCTATATCTAATAATTTTGTTGGAACAGCTAAACCAATTCCAACATTACCATCAGAATGGATAATCATACGTTGAGTATTAGCAGTATAAAAATCTATTTGATCGTTGTCTGCTCCGTCAGCGTCTTCAACTTGAATATATGTATCTAAATCTATATCTTGTACTAAGGTAGTAAATGTTTTCCAATTGGAACCATTGTGTCCTTCAAATCTAGATGTTGTTGAATTAAATCTTATATCACCAGCACTAGGTGAGCCTGGTCTGTTAGCTGTAGTTCCTGAAGGAAGATTTAACGAACCGGTTATATCTAGCTTCAATTCATTTGATTGAGTTAATATCAGATTTTGTTGGTGATCTAATTTAATTGCCATACCTACACTCTTTCACTGTGCAAGTATTTATACGTTTACTGTCTGGCGAATGATCTTCAGTGTAGCACTAGTGGCCGCGGCCATTGTAACTTTAAGTTCAACGTTTGCTCCATTAACAGCGGCAGTAAATGTACCTAGTGTACCGCCACTAACCAATGTACCGTATTGTGTAATATAGGAATTTGTACCATCATGTCCTACCATTACTTTACTACTTTGAAAGTCTGTACCTTGTGAAATAGATATAAAATATTCACTAGCTCTAAAACTTGCTTTAGCAAATGTATCTAGTACAGTTAATGATGTAGAGGCTATGGTTGCTCCAGCACTTGTAATATGACTATCATTAGCACCACTACCACTTATTTTATAAGTTGGTGTAATTAATGATGTAGTAACTGTAACATCAGCTGGTAAACCAACTGTTACTGTATCTGTTGCACCTACAACAACTTCAACTTCATTAGTAGTTCCATTAAATGTTAACGAATCAGTTGCTAATGCTACAGCTTGTGTATTAGAAGCACCGTCAACAATATTTAATGTAGAAGAGGAGCCAGTATCAACATAATTTTTAGTTGCGGCATCTTGAGCCGCAGTAGGATCGCCTAAGTTTTCTATTTTGCCTGTGCCTAGGTCTGCACTTTTTAACCATGCTTTGCTCCAAGTTGCACCTGTTGTTCCCAATGAATATGTGTTATCACCATTTGGTCTAATATTAGAACCTATGTCCGCGGCAAGATTAAGTGTGTCTGTGTCAGCATCACCTAAACTAAGTGTACCACCGTCTGCTGTAATATTACCTTTAACATATAATGCTTTTTCTACTAGAACTCCACCTTTGAGTTGTAAAGCACCTGTAGACACAGTTGAATCTGTTGTATCTTCGACTACTGTAATTGTTGCTCCACTACCTGAAGCTGTTTTTCTGAAACTTGGCATTGCATTCTCCTACTAAGAGTATTTAGCCAAAAAGGAAGACGCCAAAGGCGCCTTCGCAAATTTAATAATTGGAGTTATTAAGTGAGTAGGGAGGATTCGGGTATACCTCCAAACCGTCGACCGAGATACCATTCTCAAAGCCAGGTAGCCTAGTTCCGCTCGGGAGAGCGATGTGATACAACGCATTTCTGCAACCATACCTGGGTACCACCCCTAACTAGCCAAGTTACACACTCTGGTAAATGTGCGTTTCCTTGCACTACTCTAACAAGACCGTCGCCTTATTAATACTTAATATAATACTTCTTTCCCCAGAAGTCAACCTTTTTTTGCATCTTTTTCAAAAAAAAATGGGCCACCAAAGTGACCCATTTTGTATATCGTATAACCGAAACTTATGTAAAGCTAAGGTTACCGCTGTTGATTGTAATACCTTCAACATAGTCTGCCGCATTACCGAGCGATGAAGCTTGGTTGGACAATTCAGTGTAACCGTATCGTGTCATAAATGAAACTACTGGTTCGAATGTTGATGGATCCATAACAACGCCACTGCTCATTAATGGAATATATGGGCAGTAGTAAGCTGGTGCGTCCATTTCGCCTGAGCCTTTGTAGCCTACCAATGCAACAGTACCGTCTGATGCATACTGGTCTGCGTACACTCTCATTGTACCATTCAATGTACCAACAAATTTAGTGTTAGTTGGTGCTTCGAAAGGTCCTTCAGTTGTTCTTGCGAAGGCTGAAGTTGTAGCTGACTGAAGAACAGTAAGCATTGCTGGTGATACTACCAAGTAGTTACCTGCGCCTCTTCTTGTTCTTGCGGCGATCAAGTTAGCGGCTCTATTTACTAGAACTGCAAATGCGGCATGCTCGTCACCAACAAATGTAGCAGTACCGGATACGCCGGCCTGGTTATATGTTAATGAAGGTGTACCTGCCAAGCTTCTAAGAGAAGCAAGGATTTCTTGGTCGATTTCAGCAGTAATTTCTTGGGCTAGTGCCGCCATAACTTCTGCTTCTACGTCGAGGCCGTGCATAGAATTTGCATCTTGAGCGGCTTCAAAAGTCCATCGAGCTGATAGCTTTCTGGTTTTTGCTTCGACTGTTTGCTTTAGTACCTGGATGCTTAACTTTTTACCAGCAGTAGCTTCAAGAGTTGAAGTTGCGTCTGCGGCGTTAGTTGTTGCATTACCAGAATATCCAGTAGCAATTGAGAATGGGCTTAGTGCCTCATCACCTGAAGTAGCTGAGTCAAATGTTTCAGCATATCTTACTCTAAGTGTGTGGATTTGACCCACTGGGCCTGTCATAGGCTGAACACCAACTAGCTCGTTAGCGATAACTGTTGGCATAACACGTCTGATGACTGGAAGGATAACTTTATTTAAAGTTGCAATGTTACCGGCCATTGTAGTGCCAGCAGATGCAGTCTCTGTCAAATAGCTTTTAGTATTCTCTAGAGTTTGCTCCATAACAACTTTTTTGTTACCTTCAAGTCCGTCGGTCAGTGCAGTTTTGGTTTCATTCCAATTTTCTGTTAGGTTCATTGGATTCACTCCTAATTAATTGCGGATACCCGCTAGTTTGCGAAGGTTGATAATTTCAGCCTGTGTTCCGCTATTATTAGAGTCACTTGAGGCTTTGTTACCTGTAAACTCAGTCTTCTGAGTTTCGTTAATCATATTATTTTTAGTTGGCGTAGCATCTTCCTTTATAACGCTAGGCAAATACTTCTTAAACTGTCGTTGTAGTCTGTCAGTTTGTACACTTTCGAGTAGATCTGACATAATTTCACGTTTGTCTTTAGCCAACGGAGCCATAAGCTCGTCGAGGATTTGCTTTCTTTCTGTTGATTGTTCCATTACTTTAACAGCCTTCTTGCCTTCTGCTATCATAACGTCTTTTTCATTCAGCTTATCTTCAGCTTCTTTCAACAGACCCGACATATCCTCTATTTTCTTAGAAAGTTTTTTAACTTCAGTACCTTCTGCTAGGTAACTTGTCATAAACTCACCTGCAAATGTTTCGAATATTTTACGTCCGAATTCATTTTCACGTGCTGACTTAATATCTTCCTTCAGTGTTGCCAATTCCTTGACAAAACCTTCTGATACGATGCCATGCACTTTTTCAGATGCTTGTTTAACAAACTTAGCTCTGGTATCTTCGATTACTTTCTTTCCTTCTTTAATCATTTTGACTTTTTGCTCAACTAGTGAACGCTTGTCATCATGAAATTCATTTAACTCCTTAGTGAGTTGCTGGATTGCAAAGCCTTCTAGCTTAGATATTTTATCTTCGCCAGCTTTACGATCCGCTCTCAATTCGGAAATTTCCTTCTTGAGAGTTTCCATAATGAAATTGTTTAGAACTTCAGCATGTTCGGCAATCGCTTTTTTGTACGTTACACGTTCTTCTGCTACTTTTTTCTTGTCTTCATTAAACTCAGTGAGTTCTTTGACTACAACATCACGTAGCATTTTATCCGCGGCTTCAATGATCTGAGATTTATCATGATCATATCGCTGTGCAAATTCTTCTCTAAGTTCGCTAGTAATATTTTTCTTAGCTTCTTCGAGTTTTGCTTCAAATGCTTCATTTATAGATGCTCTAACATCTTCGGAAAGCACCTCGGAGCCTAGAAGTTCTTCAATCGCTGTAAGAGCCATTTTTATCTCCTATATCCAAGGTCGTTAATGAACCGTAGGATCTCTTCCTTGAGATACTTTTGGGCTTTCTTGTCGTGTTCAGTAGCTCTAGCAACATCCATAAGCACATTTCCCTTACGACCATGGTTCATTAGCTGTTCGTAAATGGGATCTGGATACGCCTGCGGAGCACTCGGATTAGCAACGATATCGACTGTGACTATTTCAAAGTCGCTAACTTTACCATCTTCTGTAACGTTACCGCTACCTCGACTAGATACGCCTAGTTTTACACCACTCTCTATTAGGGTTGTACAAATGTTTCCCATTGGAGTAGGCAATAATTTTAGCTTACCAATCCCATCTGATCCTTGCATTTGAATATTTTGAATCACATGACTCACTCTATCCAAGTTAATGTTTAGATCATCTGGATGATCGGCTTCGCCTAATACACTATATCCACCTTCAATTTTTTCTTGCAATGATTTAACTGCATTATTAATCTCATTTAGTGGATAAACTCGTCCGTTATGATTCTGCTGTTCACCCTGTATGAAAATGCCTTTCATATACAGGTCTTTGCCCTCGCTGTCTTTTTCAGCAACGAGAGCGGCCTGTGTAGGTGACATTGTTTCAATTAAAGTTTGCATCATCTAACTTACTTCTTTGCTCGTTTTGTTTCAGTCATCTTAGGTTTAGGTGCTGAACTCAATTTAGCATCTTGATTGTCTGTGCCCATGCTACCAGATGATGGAGCAGATCGGCCTTTTTCTTCGCCGCCTTTTGTCATATCAACTGTTTGACCACTGCCAAGGTTTTTATCGCCAGGTCCTACAGGACTAGCTTTGTTATCAGCATGATCGGCATTGTCTGCACTTTTCTTTTCAGTATATTCACGTAGATCTTCATCTAGATCTTCTGTCTTAGCTTCTTCTTTAGCATCGTCCTTAGCTTCTTCTACAGCTTCGTCTTTTGCTTCTTCAACAGCTTCGTCAGTTTCTTCAGTCTTTTCAGCAACTGGTTGTTCAACACTTTCTTCTGGCATTTCTGGCATTTCCATGTCCATATCCATGTCAGCTTCAGCTTCGTCACCGGCTTCGTCACCCATGATTTCTGCAAATGTTGCTTTAAGTTCTGCTAGAGCGTCTTCTACGTTCATAATAGCATCTTCGGCTTTTTCAGCATCGCCTGATGGTGCTTCTTCGTCGCCCATTTCAGCTTCGCCTTCTTCATCTTCGCCGTCTTCACCAAAGTATTCTTCGGCTTCGATTTCTTGTTTGTCTGTCTCGACATCGTCAAGGAAGTCAGCTTCGTCGTCTTCACTACCGAAGTCTTCATCAAGTTCTTCCTCGTTAGCTTCGTCTACGATTTTCTCTTCTTCAATCTCATCCGATTCAACAAGGTCTGACCATACTTGACGGGCAAGTCCAACATAATATTCATGCAGAAGTTCTTCTGCCTGCTCTTTGTCCTCATTAATGAGGTGTTCCAGAGCTTTTTCTAGTTTTTCTCGACTCATAATAAATCTCCCGTTAGTAGAGTTAATACGTTTTTATTTAAGACGTCTTGGTAATACGTCTTGGTAAACACCTGTCAAAACCGTCTTTTTGACAGAAAATGCCTGTAGAGTGCCATAAATGCCTGGATTAGTTTAAGCCTGTTCCCCTTGGAACCGTGTGCCGTAAATTTGTTTATATAACTTAATACGTTCAAGTTCTTCTAGTTTTTTACTAGCATTGAAACTTTTAAGTTTATTAAGGTGCCTTAATGTTAGCCTAGGGCGTCTAGCTTGATCAATATCAATTTTACTAAAATCGTCTCTTGAACTGTCTTTAAATTCTACTAAACGCATGTTTTAATTCCTAATTGTAGTATATATGCCTAGATGTCTTACTTCTACGTAAGACCGGTGTCAGAATCGGGGTTTTCGCCACCACCTAGTGGTGAATCGTCTCCAGTTCCTACATCATCTATGTCTGCATCTGGTGCTATATCTACTGCGGTATCTGTATTAAGCTCTTCTGGTCGCATACCAACTGCACTTAATCCACTACTTGTATTACTGCTTTGATTAAGTTCATCAATAGTACCCATTTCTTCTTTCCACATTCTTTCGTTTTCAATGATCTCGTCTTCATTGAGTCCAAGATACTTGCTTAATATAAAACGTCTACTTAGATAAGGAACACCTTCAAGATTGTTAAACAATCCAGAACGTTGTGTATCTAGTTCAATGCTTCTATAATCACTGAAGCTCTGTGGTTCTAAGAAACGCACTTCAAATGTTTGTGCTGGTACTTCAATGCCTTTATGTTTACAGTACATTTTAAATTCTTTGTCAAATACATCCTGCATGATGTTTTGTAATCGTAAACAATACCTATTGAATCTGTATTCCTGAATAAATGCTGTACCAACTCTGCCATCATTGTATGAGGAAGTTCCATCATCTGGTCCTGTTGGTAGATAACTGCTAGGCACACGCAATGCTCTAAGCATTTTGTTTGTAAAGTATTTTAAATCATCAATTTGACCTAGGTTTTCACCGCCTGGTAACACTTCAACTTTAGAACCTCTACCTTCGGCAGTTTGTGCAAAGAAGTAGTCTTCCATAATGGATAATGGATTATAACTGCTATCCATAATGTTAGCACCACCACCTGTTTTAGAAGGAATACGTCTTTGATGAATTTCGTTTTTAACTCGCTCAACAAAACTGATTGCTTTGTGTGTTGGCATGTCGCCAACGTCTACATAAAACACTCTGCGTTCTGGAGCTCTTTGTACTCTGTATATAATAATAGAATCTTCAAGTAATTCTTTTTGCTTGTATGTTTTAAAGATAGGATCTAGTATACTGTTACCAAAAGGAAAGTTTGTGTCCATTCCTTCGCTTAATGCAACATGCACAATATGTTCGGCATCAACTGCAAACTCTTGTATCTGTCCTGAATTGTTTTGAAACACACCACTAGGACCACTCATGCCAGGTGTTTGTCCGCCTTTAGCTAAGTTGTCTATTGTGTTGTAGCTATCTTTATGTTGTTTAATTTCTGTTGCTACAAGTGTTTGTAAGTTCAAGTCTATATTTTTAAGTATGTACTGCTCAGGTTCCTTGCCCTTACTATCATTTAAAATAACTTTAGATACGTCAACTGGATTAGCCCATATAAGTTTATATGTTTCTGGATCACGTATAAAGATTTGATCTCCGTACTTAATAGTGTTTCTGAATATTCTAAACAAACGTCTATCAAATTCATTTATATTACACCATTGCCGTAATGCTGTGTTAAGTACGTCTACTTCACTTTCTGTGCTATCTTCTTTATAATTGATTTCAAAAGGAAGATTATCATCATCTGTAACTTGTGTACTAAACTCACTAATTGTATCTAATGCGGCATTTATTTCACTATCCATATCCATTGCGTCATATTGCATATAACGCTCAACACGATTAGGGTGGCCGCTGTATAACTCAGGTAGGTAACTTTGCCATCTATTTGCACTAGGAGATGCTTTATCGCTTCCTTTACCACCTTGATATACTGTAAAATGTTTTTTCCAACTCATATGATTTTTTCCATAACTGTATCGTTCTATTGTATGTTATTTATGGTAACATGTCAACCTAAGAATCAAATCCCCTATTTCTCATTTCTGCTTCTTTTACATTTAGATGATTAAATGCATGTATTCTAGATTCATCTACATCATCTCGTATTTCTTTAAGTAAGGCTATTTGTTCTGTATGTCCTTTTTCACTAATTACACCTATTCTAGTTAATAGATCTGCTTCACTAGTTTTTTCAATATCTAAACCAGCCATAATATCACCTAAGTTAGCTTTTCTAATATTATTAACAGCGGTGGTAATTTCATTATTCATATTAGTATTGTCAGCTGGTGTAGTATCATTGTCGCTTCTAGATTGGTTCCATTTATAAATTCCATAGCCAGCGGCCCCTGCGGCCGCTAATCCAGCTATAGCTAAAAGAACTGGACCAGATATAGTACCTACTAAAGCAGTACCGGCCGCTATTGTTAAACCTGCACCCACTCTAGCTATTTTTAATCCATTGCGTTTTATACCATTAAAAAGATTTTTCCAAAAATTACCGCCACCAGATTTTGGTTTACCGCCTGGCTTTGATGATCGATCACCTCCGCCGCCTAATATTACATCCGGGTCTAAAGATCCTCCGCCGCCGTCTCCTCCGCCTTCGGCTTGTTGCAACATACTCCTTGCACCAAATATAGATGCAATAGTTGCTAATTGAGTAGCAGTAAGACCACCACTAACATCTTCAGAACCTGTCATTGTTTTAATCATTTCAACAGTTGAATTACCTAAACTTGCAATGCCGGCGGCATCACCTATTTGTAATTTAACATTAGTTCCAGGTATTGTAAATCCTGTAGCGGCAACCTTAGCCATTGTTCTATTCCACTCAGTTTCAAAATTTCTATATACAGTACCTAATTGTCTAGCACTATCTGTATTTCCTTGAAATATGTCAAGTGCTTCACCTGCTTGATTGCCGGATCTCTGTAATAGATCTTGCAACATACTTAAACCCGTCATGGCTCCGCCACTAGCTGTTCCTTGATTTAAAGCAATAGCAGACATATCTCCTCTTTGCATATTGTTCACAATAGAATCTGCAATTCCTGCAAATGCTCCTATATCTCTTTGATTATATGCTTGTATTGCACCAACTATCTGATTACCACCTAGAAGTTGATTTAACTCTAGTAATTGTTGTCCGCCATCCATTTTTCTAAGTACAGTTTCTATGTCAAAACCAGTTTGGTTAGCTATATTACCAGCTCTAGTCAACATTTTGCCTTGTTCACCAAATGTAGCTTCTAACGCATTTGCCGCCGCCCGTTGTGCAGATCTTTCATCGGGAGATAATCCAGCCAAGTAAAAACTGGACATAGGATCTAAGTTTTCTGCCATTCGACTTCGTAATAACTCTCTTCTATCTGCACCTGTTATATTTGCCATAGCTGTAGTTTCATATAATAAAGCATTTAAACCAGTTGATGTACTCTGTAATGCATTATTAATAGTTTCTGTTGATTTCCCCATTTTTTGTTGAGAATCAATATAGTCTAACATAAGAGCATTAATATCATTAACATTCATACCAAAGTGTCCAAATTGGTCTGTAACCTCTTTAAAACGTCCACTCATACCTGCAAATTCTTTCATGCCTTCATCTACATTATCACCTAACATGCCCAGGGCGATACTATTTTGTTCTAGACCAGATGATAAGTGAGATAATCTTAATCCTGCTTCACCGGCGGCAATTCTTAAATCTAGCATATTAGTGTATAATCCGCCACCTGCTATAGTTGACATTTTTTGTGCTTCTTGTATAAATGTATCAGCAACACCTAACGCAAAACCTGTTGTGGCCGCGGCCATGTCAGTAGCACCACCTATTAATGCTTTAGCAACTGAGCCAAACTTATTAGATTTGAAGAAACCCGTCATTCCGGTTATCTGAGATGCTAAGCCACCTACACCCATAACTATTGGTAATAGTGTACCTTTTAAAGATGTATTGCCATCTTGCAATGATTTAAAACCAGCCGCCAGCTGTTTAGAATTGGCTTCAAAATTCTTTTTTGCTGTAGCTAGTTGTTGAGCTCTATCTCTATCTGCTTTTTTATTGTCTTTTCTATCGTTTGTATTTGCAACCTCATCTTGTTTGTTTGCTACCTTTAGATGCTCTTCCATCTTCTTTAAGCCAGCAGACGAGATTTTATTGCCTCGCATTATAGATTTTAATACACCTAGAGATAAACCTGTATGAGTTGCAATCTCACGAGCAGTAGCGTCTAACGCAAAATCTGGAATATCTGCCATTCCGTTGTCAAATGTAACTGTTGCCATTAAATACCTACATAAATAACTGTGTGTAATAAAGATACACAATGTATTTATTAAAGGAAAATCATGTCAGATAACCCATTACTGTCTCATATGAGGCAAGAAACTGTTTTTGTTAGATTACCTAGTAAAGGAAACTTTTATAAGGATCCGCCAGACTTAACTAGTGACGGCGAAATAGGTGTACGAGCAATGACTAGTGCAGATGAACTTGCACTTAAAGTACCTGATGCACTTTTTAATAGTGAAGCAACATATAGAGTATTACAAAGTTGTTGTCCTCGTATTAAAGATCCTAAGCAAATGCCATACAATGATGTTGATGTTGTATTAATGGCTATACGTAGAGCTACATATGGTAATGAACTTACAGTACCAGTAGAATGTAAAAATGAGAAATGTAAACATCAACAAGATTATATAAAAGAAATAGATCCAATTCTTGCACAAATTCCTACTCTCGAAGATCAATATACTGTAACAGTAGGAGATCTTACAGTCTATATTAGACCTATTGATTTGCATAGTACAACAGAGTTACAACTACAAGCAGTAGAACAACTTAAGATTAATGATACTTTAACTGATTTCGAAGGTAAGCAGGAAGATATAAAAAAATTCCAGGATAGTATGAGAAATATAGCGGATAGCAATTCTAAAATTATCAGTCGATGTGTTTACATTGTAGAAATGCCAGATAAACAAAGGGTTGAAGATCCTAATCAAATACAAGACTGGATTAATAATATCGATGTTTCTGCATATAATGACATTATGAAAAAGTTACTTGAAATACAAACTGTAGTAATTCAAGTACACGTAGAAGGCGAATGCATTAAATGTAAAGAACCATTTAAACAACCAATCGTAGTGGATCAATCACATTTTTTCGCATGAGCGTCGCACGTAATGACTACCAGCAAGTCAGGGCGGCGCAGGAACAAATGGATGCTGAAAGAAAAGATGGAATAGCTCAACTTATGGATACAGTATTGTATACCAATGGTGCATTTTCTTATCATGACTTATTAAAAATGGAACCATTGGAAATAGAAATTCTAGTAAATAAATTTACTGAAAAAGTAGAAAAAGAAACTGCGGTGACTCAACAACGAGCTGGAAAGAAATCTGTAAAGTTATAAACTGTTTCGCCTACGAACAAATTCCTTGTCATCATCACTCCAACTTCCATAATACCCTTGTTTATCTAGCGTCTTACTTGCACTAACCAATGTACTAAATCGTTGTAGCAATAACAAACCTGCTAAACCAAAATTCATTTCAACACCACTTACTAATTCATATTTCTCAGGATGGTCCATTAATAACCAAAAGTCATGTGGTTTCCACACAACATTGAATTGTAACTTTGTTTTAAGCATACTTTCAAATGGTCTATCATTATGAAACCACCATATAGCAACATCTAAACTGTCGTCCCAATCTGCCGCGACATGACTAAGCTCGTCCCAGTTTTTAAATTTTTGTATACTAACTCGTTCATCTAAAATTGCTTTTTTAGCAAACGGACATGGTGGAAAATTGTTTAGTAACGGATTTGGTCGACTTACAAAATTATATACCCAATTCTGGATTTCTTCATCCATTGAAGTAATTGTTAAGTTCCTCGGCTGTTTGTTTACACTTGTCATAACTACTGCCTGCTACAAATGCTAGGCGTTGTCCTCCTGGTGGATTAGCTTCTTCGTTATTGTCTATATCATAGTACACGAAGTTTATTCCTTCTGCAACCGAAAACTTTACTCGGTCTGCTAGTTTCATCTTATATGTTTTATTTAACTTGCCCCAAATTGGTATAGTACAGCCTCCTATATCGTCAGTTATAGGTCGCCATGTTCCTTCATTATAAAAGTATTTGATTTGTTTTATATACTTAGGTCCCCAAGCATACATCATTTCTACATTTGGTCTTAAATGAACTTCTATACATTTTCCATCTATAAACTCAAAATTAACTGCACCCTTATATCCTATTAGATGAGCTTCTATAAAGTTTAATACAAACTTTCTGCGATCTAATGTTGTTAGTTCTTGCTTTTCATTTAAATCTATAGTTTCCCAATAGCTAAATTTGCCTTCGCCTAAACTATGTCCTACTGTAATACGCCAATCTAAAAACTTACCTTCATTAACTACAACATCAACAGTTGAATGTTCTCCAGCTAGTACTTCCATACAAATATGAGCAGGTGTATAGTTTTTAATGTAATCTTCAACATCTTCACATAAATTAGTTCCTATACCCATACCCCAAAGGTTTTCAATTGGTTTACTAAAGCATGGGATAAAGTCAGGTTTAGACTTTCCGTGTCTAAACCATTTCATGTTTTGATAATCTAGAATCTTACGTTTATCATATATCCAAGCATATTGCGGATACATTTCAATACTACTAGTATCCCACAAAGGAATATCTGCATCAGATAGTAGATCATGTTCCTCACAGTATTGTGAGAACTGTTCATCATCTAACCACATTTACTAATTCCTCCTTAACGATGAACAAGTTCATCGGATTCATCGTCTTTCGACTCGAATCATTTACTATACTTAGTCTATTTGGCTTTGGTTCAGTCGCACTTAGCCTGTTTACGGCAAAGCACAACTGGTCCATTTGTCTCGGAACCGACGCAACATCATTGTACAACCTTACGGCAGAGGCGGT